CCGCCTCGGTTGTTGCCTACGAGAGGTTCGCCGACGTTATTGTAGCCGATTTGGTGCGCCAGCAGACCCTCATCGAGTATTACACTTTCTTTCTCGACTGGGCCGACCGTGACCTGTTCAGCGAGGATGTGGATGGCACGATGGTGCCCTACAGCAACAAGCTCTACATCTGCACGTCCAATGACGTGTCGTATTACTACAATACCGATATATCGTCACTGACCGCCATCTCTGACCCCGCCCTTGAGGCACGCCTGTTCTTTAACGGCAACGTCCTCACGAGCAAGCAGAGCGAGAACGTCAGCCTGTCGCAGTTCGTGTCGCTCACCTCAGGCAACGGCTACGACTACGTGCGCCAAAAGGGCGTGGTCATCACCCTGAGCACCGCAAACGGGTTGAAGTCCTACCAGTGGAAGGGCACGAACTGGAGCAACGTCGACGACTGGAAGGAGTTCGGCGGCAGCGCATCCGTTGGCAACTGCTACAACGTCACCAACGAGGTGCCCACCCAGGGCTACTACAACCTCGGCACGGCTATCTCCGCCACCTACGCAAAGGGTCTTGCCGCCACTGGCATGCAGATTACCTTCGAGGTCGGCGAGAGCACTTGGAAGACCTACCAGTACATCGGCAGTGACACCACCGAGAACAATTTCACCAACCAGGAAAACTGGGTAGATATGGCAGGACTTGCCGCAGGCGACGAGGCCATCATCAACGTGGTCAAGCTATGCGGCAACTGCACGCAGTCCCAGTACTATACGCTCCAATATGCCATCGCAGCTATCACAGCGAAGGAGTCTGCCACTGGCATCACATATAAGAAGTCAGGACTTGTCATTACATATCAGATTGGCGACAATCTCTGGGAGACCAAGCAGTTCAACGGCAACGTGAGCGACTTTGGCGTCGCTGACTTGTGGAAGGACTTCGGCGGTGGAGGAAACGAGGAGCAAGTGGAAACGAGCGACGATCCCGAGGATAATGGCGAGGACGCCTTCTCTACCGGTGGCGCATACAACCACCTTGCAAAGGGGATGGAGATGCTCTCCGTCGAAGAGGCCGAGCAGCTCGTCGAGAATGCAGACAACGAGAACAACTACTACTTTGTGCTGGTAAACGTTGATGGCAACCGCGTCCCCGACTTCCTGCCTTTCGCCATCCCCAAGGGCGGCGGCAGTGGCAGCGGAACGACCAAGACATTTGCCATCAACTTCGAGCAGTCGCCGTTCTACGCCGCAGCTGGAGGTTCCTTCGTACTGAGGGCAGCCATCCGTAGCGTGACGATGGACGGCAATAACGAGATGACCGACACTATCGAGCGCGTTGACATCATCGACCGTGACTCAGGTGCCGTGCTCTACTCAAACCGCAGTCTCAACAAGGCATCGTCGGCCACCAGCAGCACCTATGACTTCGTGTTCGACCTGTCGTCTTTCTTCACCGCTGCGACTACACGTCGCCTGCAGCTCATCGCCTATGACACCTCCGGGGCGACAGCCCAGCGAGCCATTAACGTGGTTGCCGTGGATGTGACCGTCGAGAGCGTCCAGGTGCTGAACTACACCGAGGCCAGCGTGGTATTCCGCACCGACAATGTGAAGTCCCTGCCCATGTACAAGTTCCCCAACAACCAGGGCAGCATCCTGGCCAAGGTGGAGCTGTTCTACAACAACGCATGGCGCACGCTTGGCGAGGCCACTATCACCGACACCTATGCCCACAACATCAGCATCAGCCCGAACAATGCCTTCGGTGGCGGCGAGATCCTGTATCATGGCAGTTATCCCATCCGCATCCAGGGCACGGACATTGCCAGCGGAGTGAAAGGCAACATCATCTACTCGTCTGTAATGGTTGTGGCTGTTGGCACCAATACTCCCATCGTGGCCATCCGCTACAATGACAAGAACAACGGCTTTATCCGCCGCTATGACAGCGTGATACTTGAGATTGCTGCCTACGACCCGCAACACTATACCGCATCAGTTGACATCAAGGAGAACGGCGTGACGCTCAACTCCATCGGCATTGCTCGCAATAATGTGGCTACCTTCGTTCGCCAGATTACCAGCGGCAACGATGAGGACACTCTGACCTACCGAGCTCACTGCGGCGCCTACGGTGCGAGCAACCGAGTCGTGCTTGTCATCCGTGGCAGTGCCATTGATGCCGCATTGACCGAGGGCGCAAACTACCACTTCAACTTCTCGAACCGCACCAACAGCGAGGCAGACCACAGCATCGTCAGCGGCCAAAACGACCGCTACAACATCGCCGTGACCGGTTCAAACTGGTCGTCGAACGGCTTCAACAACTTCCTCGGTGCGAATGCCCTTGCCATCAAGGAAGGTGTGACCGCTGAGCTGAACGATGCCCCGTTCTCAAATGCGGGCATCGAGAGTAGCGGCTATGCCATTCTGTTCCAGTTCGCCGCCAACAACATCAAGAATGATGCCACGCGCCTCATGGAGTGCTACGACCCCACCGCTGGCGCAGGCTTCTATGTTGACGGCAAGAGCGTGGTCATCGTATGCAAGACTGGTAACCACGACAGGGAGGAGCGCCGTTATCCTATCGGCGAGAAGGTGACGGTGGGCATCGTTGTCGAGCCCGGCACGAACTATGTTGAGAAGGACGGCACACGCTACTCGCTCATCAAGCTGTATCTCAACGGTGAAGAGGCCGCATGTCTGGGATATGTGCCCAGCGGATCAAACCTCATCCAGCCTAATAGCATCAAGTTCAAAGGCGAGGATGGCGACTTCTACCTGTACTACCTGATTGGGTGGAACAACTACGTCGGTTGGCAGCAGTCGTTCTACAATTACTTGGTCAAGTTGACCGAAGCAACCGCCATGATGTCCGAGTATGAGTTCGAGGACGTGTGGGGCGGCAATACCGCTAACGGTCCCACGATGTCGAAAATGGCCGAGCGTGATGTGTCATACCTCATTGAGTCGCCTTTCCAGGGCAGTGACATTGAGAGCCTTGACAACACCACATCAACGAGTGATCAAGTGTTTATCAACCTGACCTACCGCGACCCGAAACGTCCGTGGCGTGACTTCATATCCTACAACGTGCGCAAGCGCAATCAAGGCACGACATCGGCCAAGCGTCCCATAAAGAACGCCCGCTACAACCTTGCCCGCAAGAGCAAGAATAAGACGACGTATGTTGTTGATGGTGAAACCTACAAAGATGTTTGCATCATCAAGCCGCTGCATACGCGTGAGGAGATTGTCGCAATGGGTTACGATGGTTCGCTGTGGGACGAGGCCGTAGCGCTGTTTGCAAAGAACAAGATCCGCGTCGGTGAGAATACCATCCCAGTGGATGTCATCACTACCAAGGTCGACTTCTCCGACAGCACCAACGCCAACGACTGTGGTGCCTGCAACATGATGAACGCGGCATATCGTGCATTGGGCGGCAAGTTCCTTACACCCGCTCAGCGTTTCTTTAACGGCACCTACACGCTTAATGACATTGTGTTGACGGGCTTGCAGTTGAACCATTCGACTGCCAACCATCCCATTGCCATGTTCCGCGACCCGGACGGTACGGGAGCGAATATCTACTTCTACGCCAAGGGAAACTGGAAGGAGGACAAAGGCGAGCAGGTGGCCCTCGGTTTTAAGGACACCCCGGGCTATAACCTCGGCTGTTTGAACTACCAGGACGAGAGCTTTACCGAGTATTTCGGTCTGCCTGAGGACAACACTATCGAGAAGGTTAAGACCCGCTTCCTTTCCGAAGACCCGTCCGATTTCGACCAGAACCACCCCGTACTGCTGTCCATGTATTGCGGGTCGTCATACAAGTTCATGCGCTGGCAGAACGGCGCGTGGGTGGACACGACAGGCACGATGCGACAGGTGAACGGTAACTGGGTGATCGCTGGTGACGTGCTTAATCCCGTGGACGGCTATGAGCTGTTGGCCTACACCGGCATGGACTGGTTCATGGGCGTATCAAGCATAGCCGACATGATGGCGCCCGTCGAGACTTCCGCGTCGTGGGTGCAGAAGCTTGAGGCGTCAGGCGAAGTCACCGGACCTTATCCCGCATGGACGCAGTTCTTTGAGTGCATGGTTGACAACGACCAGCTGCAGATAGACCTCGCCATGGGCAAGAAGGTGCCCTATAACCTGTACGCCTTCCTGCGCTTCTGCAACTCGTGCGACTATACCAAGGTATCGGGCTTCAAGAGCGTCTGGTACAACCACCTGCGCTACTTTGCCAACCCGAGGGCACTGATGGTCTATGACGGTTTCACCGACTACCTGTTGGCCGTCGACCAGCAGGCAAAGAACATGCAGCCAATGTTCTTCCTCGACGAGGGTCAGAGCGTCATCAATGGCGTGTATCAGAATTCGTGGTGCAACCAGACCTTTAGCGGCTACCAGCCTGCGCTGATTATGTACCCCAACAAGATCTATGATGCCGATGGTCTGCTTGGTAAGGACAACGACGGCGGTGCCACCGTTGACCCCGAGGTAGATCCCAACAAGCCCACCGATATAGCCACTGGTTACAATAACCCCTATGCGGGCTACGGCTCCATCTTGTGGAACAATATCTATCAGCAGCCTGTTGTCTTGGACGATGCTGGAGCAGAGATTTCTATGCAGACCGTCATCGCGGCCCTGCGTTCGGCCCAGTCGACATTTGACGGGCTGACGATGGCCCCGTTCAGTCCAGAGGGTGCAATGCACTTCTTTATGGATATGATTTGCTACAAGTGGCAGAAGACCGTGAGCTCGTATGATGGTGAGCGCAAATTCATCAGCTTCACGCCCACGGCTGATGCCATCTACTTCTATGCACTCCACGGTCTGAGGTTGACGAGCATCCCCGCCATTATCAACACTCGCTTCCGCTTCCGTGACGGCTACTATCGCACTGGCCTTTTCTTCACTGGCGTGTTCAGTGCGCGTATCAACTGCGCCACCGGTGCAGGCATCACCATTAAGGCTGCAAAGACTGGTTATTTCGGTCTCGGTATTGACAGCTCTGGTGACCTGAAGGAGAGCGTTTACCTGGAGGCAGGAGATAGCCACACATTCACTGGCTTTAACCGCACCGACGGCACAAGCATTGAGGGCGCTCTGCTCTATATCTACCAGTGTGACCGCATCTCAGAAATCAATTTCAACGAAATTTCGTTGAGTGATGTGGCCAACTTCAACGTGTTTACACTGGCCGAGAAGATAGAGATTGGTGGAGAAGGCCACACCACCATGGGCATCGGTTCTTACGGTGCGTTGCGCAACCTCAACCTCGGCGAGCTGCCGTTCCTGAAGCACCTCGACATCAGGGACACCGTAATCACCAACGTAAATGCCAGCCGTTGCCCGCGACTGGAGATGTTGCTTGCCGAGGGATCGCAGTTGACTAACCTGTCGCTTGCAGAGACCTCGCCTGTGAGCTCTTTGTCGCTGCCATCCACTGTTACAGACTTGACGATGGTCAACCTTCCCAAGTTGAGTTACCCTGGTGGCCTCAGCTTCGACGGAGGCATGTCTGCCGTGACCAAGCTGATGATTGGCGGCTGTCCACTGATTGACGGCGCCCAGCTGTTGGCCGACATCGTGAATGCTGGTGCCAATATCGGCAAGTTGAGGCTTGCAGACATCAACGTCACCGGGCCCAGCGCCACGCTGCTTGCCCTGATGGCTATGGGTGTGACTGGCCTTGCCGCCGATGGTACCGCATACTCCGAGATTGGGCAGTGCTCTGGCTTGACGGGTGTGTGGGTGATGAGTGACTACATTGACACCGCCGTACTGGCTAACATCAAGCGTTACTTCCCCGAGTTGGACGTGTATAACGCACAGTACACTGGAATGGTCTTTGACGACACAATGACCGACGATGCCAACATGACCAACCTGGAGAACGGCACGAGCGGTGTCAACGGCAACAACAAGTACACTCCGAGCGGCCATATAAGCCTCATCAAGTCGAAGATCCACAGCTACAAGTGCACCTTCGTTCCCGCCAGCGGCAATGATGAGGCCTACATGCAGGCCGAGCAGATAGACGACAGCGACATCAACTATCTGAAGAGCGGCGACTATCTCGATAGGACTGATAGCGACGGACTCGGATACGACATCATGACAAAGCTGCCGCATTTCTGGTACAAGGGCATAAACGACCACCTCAATCAGCGCAAGTATCTGTTCCTATCCGCAGACGATGATATGCCACGCAGTTCAGCCACCACCGTACGCCGGGCCGCGGCGTCTGACATCATCCTTGAAGCCTCGAAGAGCGTTGTAAGTGATGACTTCGCCGTCGGTGACGTGTTTGATGTTGAAAATCTGACGAGTAATGTATCCTACAACACTTGCCGCTTTGATGTCGAGGGCATGAAGCAGGTACGCTGGCCAGGTGTGAGCAGCAGTGCATTGGCATGCCTATTCCTGGACGCTGACGGAAAAGTCATCAGCAAGCTTGTTGCCAACATCACAAACGCCAACAACGACTACGTTGCTGGTGATTACCTGTTTACCAGCGTTCCGGCCGGTGCCAAGTGGTTTGTGTTCACGGCACTTGCAAGTGCCAGTGTCGGCTGCATCGGTGTTGACAGCACGGCCATCGAGGCCATCGAGCCCGACTGGGTCGAGAATGAGCCTTCGTTAGTTGGCACCTATTTTGCCGCCAACATCACCAAGACCGTCACTGTCGGCGGCACACAAAAGACCATTCCCGTGCTTCGCTCACTAAGTGGCAAAGGCATCAGGTGGGGAACTAATTCGGATGGTGCCGCTACTGGTTGGGTGTATGACAGCGACGGCGAACTTGATATCGTGAACAGTGACTCGTCCACCGTGACGAAGTGGAGCTGGATTGACTTCCGCAATGTCGCCAAGATGCGAGGGAAAGGCTACCAGCTCATCGACTACGAACAGCACAAGATATTCGCTATCTTGTGGATGGCGGTGCACGGCCGCAGACATATCGGTGCGGTCATCGGTGCCGCTGGTTTCAACACCGCCACCGGCGGCAGTGACTCCATCCATCTCGGCGACGGAAGCCGCAGGAGCCTCGGCATTGAGGATCCATGGGGTAACGGATGGTGTTGGGTGGACAATGTTGCAGTGAATGTCAGCAGCATCGCTGCCTACTATCGCAATAGGTGCTCCGTGCCTTCTGGTAGCAGCGTTGACAACATCTGGCGTGTCTATGATCCAGTCGCCAAAAGCGAACGTGCGGTGCGCGGCGTATCTGGTTCAACCGAGATTGCCCGCGTTCGCTGGGGCCGTTACTGCGACATGGTTCCGAGTAAGCTGGTTGATAACAGCAGCTATAATACCTACTATTGTGACCAGCAAGAGTACAGCGCATCAACAGGCCGGGTTGTGTCTCGCGGCGGCAGCTATGCGAGCGCGGACGGCGGTCTCGCCTACGTTGGTGCGAACCGCGCTTCGTCGAGCGCGTACGGCTACAGCGGTGCTCGGCTTGCCTTCAGGGGCGTTATCGTTGAGCGTTGACGTGCTCGAAAAAGCGTAGAGTGAGAGCCGCTTGCGGCTGCTCACTCTCCCGAAATGAAAACAGGTGGAGGACTTTTTTGGAGTCCTCTGCTTGTTTTTTTCGTCGGATTGTGTAATTTTGCCTCCCGAAAGGTGGATTGTCCCAACGTAGGCCGGGTTGTGTCTCGCGGCGGCAACAATACGAACGCGAACGGCGGTCTCGCCTACGTTAATGCGAACCGCGCTTCGTCGAACACGAACAGCAACAACGGTGCTCGGCTTAAATTCAAGGCATCCCTCTATGGGTAACAATCGTTCCTCTACAACCGCGACGTGTCGCAACTGCATGAGCGAGGGACATGAGCCTCGGCAAACCTACGATGGAAGTTAATTTCCTCCAGAAGACCGGAACAAAAGAAATTGTGGCATATTGTGAGTAGCGAAAGCGGAAGTGATGAGCCACACGCCTGAAGGCAAAGATGAAGAGATTTGGCAACTTGATAGAACGGATCATCGAGCCGGGCAACATGAGCGTCAGCTTCGATGACGTGATTAGCGACTTGAAGAACAAGTACCGCAAAGAAATACTCCGTGCTCGTAAGGACCAAATCATCGAACGACTGATGGCCGCCATCCGAGACGGCTCTTTTCGTATCACGGCCCTGCATGAGATGCTCGTCACTGACGGTCCCAAGATAAGGACTGTACAGGCTCCGCCAGTCATCCAGCGCATAGGGTGCCACGCCATCATGAATATCGTGGATGAGGTGTGCTACAGGTCGCAGATACCCACAAGTGCCGCATCCATCAAGGGCAGGGGTATGCACTACCTGCACAATATCCTCACCCGTGACATCAGGAACGACCCTGAGGGCACCAGGTATTATTACAAGTGTGACATCAAGAAATTCTTTGAGAGCATCGACCAAGACTTGATGTACGATGTCGTGTGCCGTTACATCAAGGACAAAACCCTGTTGCCGATACTTGAGAACTTCATCCGCGTGACGCCGAATGGCATTATCATAGGTCTGCGTTCGTCTCAGTGCTTCGGAAACATCATACTTGACAGCGTGGACCACTCCATGAAGGAAGTGGCTCGCGTGCGCTATTACTACCGCTACTGCGATGACATTGTCATGCTTCACGGCGACAAGCGGCAGTTGTGGATCTGGCGCGACATGCTGAAAGACCAGCTCGCCGCACTTGGGCTGGAGATAAAGCCTAACGAGTGCGTGCGCCCCGTGAGTGAGGGTATAGACTTCCTCGGCTATATCAGTTTCGGAACCCATTCGCTGGTAAGGAAGCGCACCAAGAAGAAATTCGCCCGCCACATGGCCAAGGTGAAGTCCAGGAAGCGGCGTGTTGCCCTCATTGGATCGTTTAAGGGCATGGCTATACATGGAGACTGTAACCATCTATACGAGACATTAACAGGAAAGAAAATGAAAAAGTTTAGCGAGATGGGCGTGACATACACGCCTGCCGATGGAAAGAAGCGTTTCCCCGGCAAGATGATGCGCCTTGGAGCCATCGTCAATAAAGTTATTGAAGTACACGACTACGAGAGCGGAATAAAAACGAGCCAGGGAGAGGATCGCTACATCGTGAGTTTCCTCGACCCTGCCACAAAAGAGTGGGGCAAGTTCTTTACCGCTTCGGAGGAAATGAAAAACATCCTCGACCAGATCAGGGAAATGGAGAACGGATTTCCTTTTGAAACAACCATAGTCAGTGAGGTTTTCGACGGCAACAAAGTCAAATACAAGTTTTCATAGATTTTGAGATTTCAGTAAAACGATTGGCTCTTGAAAAACTCTCCGTAACTTTGTGCAAACTTAAATTTTTCGATTATGATGCAGAAATGTTACGGCGCAATAGAGCGTTTTGACGGCATCCAGAAGATAGGAGTACGCCGTCACGAGGTGTTTTACGGCTTCGGTGAAGATGAGAATGGCAAATGGCAGTTCCGTGGAACTGTCGAATACAGGCCCACGCTTGATGAAATCAAGGAGATGATCATCAGCGCCATCAACGAGGATGTTGACGAGACCATCCTTAGCGGTTTTGTGTGGACTGCCGTTGATGGCACGCAATATAGGGTTTGGCTGTCGCTTGAGAACCAAACGAACTACAAGGCTATCTATGACCTCGCCGTGCAGATGAACGGCCAGGGCGTACTTCCTGTAACGTTCAAGTTTGGTACTGCAGAGGAGCCAACCTACCATGAGTTTACCACGTTGGAAGAACTTCAGAGCTTCTACCTGCAAGCCATCCAGTTCATTCAGGCCACCTACCAGCGCGGATGGATGGAGAAGGACAGCGTCGATTGGAGTTGCTACGAAAATGTTATTGAGTTGTAGCGTCATAGCGGCGGCTGTCGTGCTGGTTCTCTACCTTGCCATGTATATTGTTAGGCACGGTGTCCCCGAGAGCATCAGCGAGACCTATTACCACGTCGGCAGGCGGTGGACGTTCAGTGCCACCCTTGCCGCCGTGGGCATCTTGCTGTTTGTGCCGTGGGTGAGTGCCGGCCAGCTGGAGTTCTGTGCCTTCCTTGCTTGTGCCTCCGTGCTTTTCGTTGCCGCGTCGCCGCAGTTCCGAGACTCATGGGTGAGCCGCATCCATTACGGAGCCGCCATCGTCATGGGTGCTGCATCGGTGGCATGGCTCATCTTCAACGGCGCCCAGCTACTGCCGTTGGCCGCCTCTTTCCTGATTGCCGCCATCAACCACAAGCGCTGGATGTGGTGGATAGAGTTGGGGATATTCTCCAATGTCATTTTTGCCCTGCTATAAAAATAGCAAAATCCGCAAATCCTTATTACTTACTATTTTACGCGATTTCCGATTTTGAGATTTCAGGAAATCGCTTGCCGTGGGTAAGACCGTCCCTAATTTTGGGGTATGGTTGACAGATATTTGCACATGGGATGTTGTTGCGCTATGGGTTTCGTGCTCATGGTGACCTACCGCATATTCCATCAGCCGCTTTGGTTTTCTGTCACGGTGTGTTTATTGGTCCCGTCACTGATGGGCTTTGTGAAAGAGTGGGATGATAGCCGCGAGCCCGGCAATCGTTGGGACTGGGGTGACATCCGCGACAATGAGATAGGCGTTTCCGTTGGTGTTGCCGTCGGTTGCCTGCTATGGCTGTTATAGGAGGGTTTGCCATGTGTAATATTCCGAAGTTGATATTTGCCTTAATAGGTGGTGCGGTTGGTTGGTTGGTCGAAGAGTTTCAGCCAGCATTCCCGCTGGTCATTGTTGCTATCGTGTTCATTTTGTACGACGCATTCACCGCTTACCAACTCGATAAGCGCGTGCACGTCAAATATCCTGATGAGACGAAGAGGCACGAGGCGAAGTTTACCTCATTCGCTTTCGGTAAGGTGATACGTCACACCATCCCGAAGCGGTTGACGCTCATCTTCCTGGCTTACCTGCTCGAGCATTGGGTGTTCATCCATGTGGCAATCCCGCTGTCCTATGTGGCCACTGGTGTTATCTGCTTTGAACAGCTTTGGTCTATCCTCGAAAACGAGAGCAGTTGCCGCAGTGAGGAGGACGGCCACTTTTACAAGGTGCTGCAAAAAATCATGGTCGATAAGACCGAGAGGCATTTCGATGTCAACCTGCACGACTTCAAAAAGAAACCAGTAAAGAGGATAAGAAAGGAGAACAACTATGAGGACTTTGAGAAAGGGAAGTAAGGGCGAAGATGTCAAGCAGCTCCAGCGTGCTTTGCATCTGTACGAGGACGGCATTTTCGGTCCATTGACCGAGGAGGCCGTTAAGCAGTTCCAAAAGAAGTACGGACTTGTTGCCGACGGCATCGTGGGCAGTAAGACTTGGGATGCCCTTGGACTTGGTGGGCAACTCAACCTAAAGTCAAAACGCACCATCACGGAGATTATCGTACATTGTACCGCATCGCCTGAGGGTGTCCCGATGACAGTTGAGCAAATCAGGAAAATGCACATCAAGGAGAGGGGTTTCAGCGACATCGGATATCATTTCGTTATCTATCTTGACGGCTCTGTTCACGCTGGACGCAACATCAACGTAAGTGGTGCCCACTGCAAAAACCACAATCCGCACAGCATTGGAGTCTGCTATGTCGGAGGTCTGAAGAATATCCCTAACGTGCCGTATAGCAAGCTGCCACCAAAGGACACGCGCACGCAGGCGCAAAAGGACGGCCTGCTGAAGTTACTGAGGGATCTGAAGCGCATGTACCCCAATGCCACCATCCACGGCCACCGGGAATTTGCAAAAAAAGATTGTCCATGCTTTGACGCTAAAAAAGAATACGCAGGGTTATGAGCAGGAAGTTGAGCATCGACGAGAAGATGAACAGGCAGATGCGCAGAGATCGTGCGAGGGTGAACGCGGGTCTAATCATCTTCATCGTGTGTGCGGGCATTGCTATTCTGGCCATTGCCACAGTGTTTGTGCATCATCTCTTAACGTCGCAATACAATTCATTTTAATACTGTCAATGTTATGGTTAACAAGGTAAGCAAGAAACATCTCATTATCTTTGCTGCATCGGCCATCCTGTGCCTCCTGTGCGGCTTTTTGGTTGCGAAAGGTATGTACGACCGTCCCCTGGACGAAAGTGTCTCACGTGACACCGTAACGCTTCACGACACGGTTCCCGAGTATCTTCCCGCACCGAAGGACAGTTTCTTGACCAAGACGGTCATCAAATGGCTGCCGTTGTTCAAGAGCGACACCGTCACCAGTGTGGAATACCTGACGCTGCATGACAGCGTAGCGGTGGAGGTGCCAATCACATCTAAGCACTACGGCGGGAAGAACTACGATGCGTATGTCAGCGGGTTCGAGCCTTCCCTGGACAGCATCTTCGTCTATAATGAGACGCAGCTGATTACCGAGACGATAACGAGAATGAAGCCTCCCAATAAATGGTCGTTGTCTGTCAATGCCGGTATTGATTACGGAACCACATCCAAGTTTTGGCAGCCCTATGCCAGTGGCGAGCTGACGATCAACAATGACAAACGTCTGCAGCTGGGCATAGAAGGAGGCGTCAAGAAGTCTGAGGTAACTAACAACTTCGAGCCGTTTATCGGAGCGAAGGCGAAATGGAAGATATTCTGAATGTGATTTGTTTAGTTATTAGTTGACTACAATTTTACCGAACATGGGGTAATAATATGAGTTATACTTAGGTGGCTGCGTTGTGAAACGTGGCCACTTTTTTGAACTTTTCCACCTTTCGTGAGTAATAAGAGCGGGCGTTCCGTGATGATGAAAAGTGATGATGAGGGACGCTCGTTTTGGGCGTGTCCATGACGGATGCGCCCATTATTTAACGGGTTGAAATTCAGTGAAAAAAGTTTGAAAAAATAGTGATTTTTTTGTGAAAAAATTTGGTGGGGTATAAAATCGTCCCGAAATTTGTAATGTAAACAATGAGTGTTTACAAAGGGCAAGCAGACCCCCTAAAGTGAAAGCAAAACAATCAAAACCAAGCACCTATGGAAGTCAGATTTTCGATTAGGATTTGGAAATTAAAGCTAACGATAATCGTTAAGATTTAATTCCAAGGGGGAGGCCAAAAAGACGGGAGCCTCCCCCGCTTGGTTTTGATTGCCTTGCAAAGTTATGCTATTTCAATGAACTGGCAAAATTTGGAGCGGGGGAACCACCCGCCCGCTCCGTAAGTCAAACCAATATAAACTGAACTTATGAAAGTGCAGCAATATTGATACGGCAAAGGTAGGCATATTTTCCGACTGCGCAATAGCTTGAGCCGAAATTTTTTACCTCAAATTGTCAAGCACCATCCTCACGGCATCGCTCGCCTGCTTTGGGGTGACTGAAATATAGCTGTAAAGTGCTGTACTCACCTTATCGACGCGGTGTCCGAGGATGTAGTCCACGACGCTCTCGCTGACTCCCAGTTGGAAGGCGTGCTGTGCGAACGACTTGCGTGCTGAATAGAAAATCAGGTATTTCAGTCCTGCGATTTCGGCAAGGCTTTTCATGTGCTCCACGAAAAGGTAATGAAGTCTGTTGCGGTTGTGGAAGTCACCGAAAAAGAGGCGGCCGTCACCGCCTTTATATTTGGCGATGATGGGCTTTGCCTCGTCCGGGATAGCGAACTCCACGAACTTGTTCAGCTTCGGTTTGTTCTTTGTCTTTGAGCGGATGTAATGGATATTCCTTTTGCACTCGTTGAAGTCCACCGAGAGTAGGTCAACTACGTTGATGCCTCCCAGGTAGTAAGACAACATGAACACATCGCGGCAAATCTCCACTGAGCGTTTCGGGCATTCCGCGTCGCGGATCCTGCGAACCTCGTCCACCGAGAGCCATGACTGCCTCACCTCCTGAGCCGGCAGGTCGTAACCGATGAATGGGTTATACTGAGGAACGGCATATCGGCACCTTTCGGCGAAGTTGATAAGCACCATAATGAACACGAGCTTGTCACGCCTGGTGTTTGCCGTGTAGCCGCGTTCGAGCATGAATTTGTTGAGTCCTGCGAGCGTGAGGTGGTTGATGCGCTCCAGTAGGGTGTTCTCTTCCATGAACGCCGTAATGCAGCGGTAGTGTCCCCTGTAGCCTTTGCGCGTGCCGTCCGTGATGTTGGCCACCTCCATATATTTCTCATAGACTTCCTTGAAAGTCTTGTGGCGGTTGAACTCGGAGTGTGTGATTGCATAGACCAGTTCGGGGCATGAGAGTCCATCAACGTACTCCAGTTCGTCGATTGCGTTCTGGTACTGCTGGACGAGTTTACGCAATTTTGTGTTCATGTAAGCCGCGTCGCCCCTGCCAACGACGAGTCCGTTCTTGAACTCGCGTACATTATCTATAATTACATTGGTTGGGATGTAGCGTGTTTGGCCGTTATGGGCGATTGAGATTCGGACTTTGTGACGCCCTCCTTTGAGTGCCTTAGTAGGCACGATGACTGTTCTTATAGTTGCCATGATTTTCGACAATAAAACGGTAATAAAATGAGTTAATCGATTGTTTTTTGACATTCGCAGCGGTCCACCGCTGGACGGTTTCTCGATTATTATTACCTCTAAACTCCCGAATTGTTCGGCATTTGTGCGATTTATTGTGAAAACACCTACTAACTTAAAAAAAATTTGTGGTATTATCGCTGCTACGCCTTGAAAATATGGGTGTTTCGTAGGTTTCGAGAAATCGGAGGGACAATAATTCGGTAATTATTGCGTGGGTTCAATGCGTATCGTTATATATTTTAATTAGCAGGTCGTCTTTCTTTGATGACAGCTTGATATTGTCGTCGCTCAACAGCAGTAGCATGTAGTCAACCTCGTAAAGAGACTTGAATTGCAGGAAAAACGGACTAACAAAATTATCATCCGAGTCATCAAAGGCCTTGTGCCTGATACCTGACGTATATTTGCCTTTTGCGTCATGCGCCAAGAATATCTCCAAATCTCCGTCACTCTCTTGTCTAATTCCGTCCCATTTATATGTGACCTTTATAGGGATGTTATCAAAGCCGGTACTTACTTCGCCGTATCCGTTTGCCTCAACCATTTCAACAAGCATCGCCATACCTGGCCTTATCTTGCCCATGATTTCCCTGAATTGAGGAAGATCCTCGGCCTTGACGCATATAGTGCCGACCGTGTAGCCTGATGTTGGGCACTCAATTTCTACCCTCGATAGTTCTTCATTATTGAAGTATGCTTTTAGTTCAAGGTTGCGCTCCACGAGTTTATTGTGGATTGAACCGAGAGAGGCGATTGTTGTTTGAGAACTCAATGAGAGTGCAAACACAGCAAGAAAGGAAAAAAGGATCTGTTTCATATCAATTGACTTGTTTTTTGAGTTGTTCGACCTCAGACTGCAACGATTCAATCAACCTATTCCTTAGGTCAATTGTCTCTTGAAGTGTTTCAATTGTAGAGATGAGTTTTTCTATGCGCTCAGAGTATTTGAGCTGCATTGCCTCTGGCGTATCGCTGTATTTGGAAATGAGCATATCGCCACGATCACGCAGTAACCACTCTCCAGACAACTCACTAAACGCATTGAGCGTAGATAGCACCAAGTCAAGCGACAAGCTACGTTTGCCCAGGAACTGATTATTGACTGTTGTTTGCTCCATTCCAATCGACGCGGCAAAAGTAGCTTTGCTCATGCCGCAATACTCGCGAAAATCATTCAAGCGAGTAAGGATTTCATCTTTTGTTACATTAGCCATAATTCAAAACAAATGTTAAAAATAGGTCAAATGACCAAAATTTTTCGTTTTTTGTTTGGTTAATTAGGTCAAACGACCTACCTTTGCATCAACAAACAAACTAACACCGCAAATATAGTGTATTTGTTTGAAACAACAACAATGTATAACTCAAAAAATTAACCACAATGGAAACTAACATTAAATGCTTTATTGACGGCATCAAACCAACTAATGAAATGAACGAGGACGAGCTGCGCAAATTCTCTGATGCAGCCCGCGATGAAATCAAGCGACTTATTGACATGCAGCACCGAGCTGCCGAGGAGTACAACGCATTGAAGGCCCAACTTGCAGCGGCCAATGAAAAGCTCGCCGCCATCAATGCAGAGAGAGACAACGCGACTAACGAGATCTGCGAGAACAACGAGAAAATCCGTGAACTTGAAAAGTTACTCGCTGATGCGAACGCAAAGTCGGACTCCTCCGGCAAATATCATCTGCAATACTACCGTCAGTGTGAAATCCTCAAGAAGACTCTCAACGCGCTCATTGATAAATATGAAATCAGCAAGGGCGACTACCTCACCGCTCTGACCGAGGGCAACGACATCGACATCGACGGCCTTCTGATATTCCTCTCTAAGTAACCCACTCCGTAAGTCAAACCAAACCAAAGCGACACTGACTATGAAACTCTACAAACTTTCAATCGTGTATAGCGAGCATCACATGACTGAGGATGTTTACAACGACGAGAAGGCAGCCAGGAAGGCACTCGCTGAGGCAGACCGCAATCCCCACGTTTGGGGTGCCAAACTCTACGGCTGCGAGTTCGTGAACGGCAAACTGGAAACGACAAACTGCATTGTGAAAGTGTAGGACAAACCAATTAGATAGCGGCAGTAGCCCGTATAGAGGCACGGAGGAAGCGTGTGACCTGAAATGGGCCAATACACGTGTCGCGGGTTCGACTCCCGCCTGCCGCCCAAAAGTCCGCAAGGACGCCAAAGTAGAGTCCCTTGACATGATGGCAAACCGCTGGAAGTACCGCCAAAGGCGGCAACCCGAGCGATGAGCAGGCAGGAAAGTAGCCTAACCGCCATGACCCCCTCACGGGCGAGCGGTGAACGCAATAAGAGTGACATCCGAGCGAGAGTGAAAGGCCGTGCCTGCGAGAAGTCCAGCTACACAGCTGGCCACGATATGGATGGCGTGAAGTCCATCCATGAGTAATTGACACTTTGATAATTCTACTATGATAGGCTGGTGTAGTCGCCGTGGCTCTCCTGCGATAGGGAGCCAGTCAGTTGGCCAGACCGACGACTAAAGCCCGATCCATACGGACGGACACTTGACGAGCGCAGGTTCGAGCCCTGCCACCGGCCCCAATATTCACCAATTCTTTATAACATGGAAAAGAAGTCAATAGCCCAGACATTGAGAGAACTTGAAATCGGGGGATGCGCGTCTTTCCCCATCGAGCAGGCGGGCAGTGTGAGCACAATCATGTACAGGGACTTGGCGGTTGACCGCTGCAATGGCAAGAAATTCACCACCAAGCAGAACGCACCCACCAAGTCAATCATCGTAACGAGAGTAGCATGAAACAGCCCATTGACACCGCCGCCATCCACCTTGAGAATATCTTTTTGGCGATGGCAAACCAATTTTTTTGCAAGACCACTGCCGCCAAGATTGTGGGAGGCCGTGAGCGCCTCGTGCGCCTTGTTGAGAGCGGCGCAATCAGAGCCGACAAGAAGTCCGTTAAGCAGAACGGGCGCTGGTACTGCAACGCCGCCGACGTGTTGCGTCATTGCAGGAACATGAGAAAATAATGAAGTCAAACCAATAAAACCAAACGACTATGAAAGTATTGAAGCACTTTACCGCTACCGTGTGTTTTTTTCTTGTTTTATGTACTCCTGATGATGCGGAGTCAATAGCTGACCTGTTCCTTTGGCTGTGCATCTGGATCCCTGCAGCTATCATCCTTTACCGCTTCCTGATGGATGAGCAGCAGGGCAAAGCCAGTGACGTCTAACCAGGGCGCCGGCGGGAGCAAGACCCGCGCTGGCACAAAAAGCCCGTGAGGGTGTAATCATAATTCAAAACAATCAAACTAACGCCCGGCTTGCATCGGCCGGGCACTCAACACCGGGCCGCAGCGGATCTGCGGAAAGGATAGTTTTTCTTCATATCATCCAAATTAAAAGTTAATAAAAAAATGGAGTGCCCGCCATTCCTCTGCGTGTGGCGGGCTTATTTGGGGCTACAGGTGTGGGGCTGCAAAATCCACAAATATGTTTGTTTCTCGAAAAGCGGCAGTTTCGCGGCGGTTCGATTCCGCAAGTCCCGCAAGCATTCAAAAGTGCTGATAAAGTAATACTTTTTCATAAGTTTTTTGCCAAGTCGGAGGGGTTACGCCTTATTCACTGGAGATGGATAAGTGCACTGACGATACTGGTTGAAGGCTTTCTTTTTTTAGACTATTTGCTTCATTCCGCTGCCGTTGTGAAGCGGTGGCGGTTTCTGGTCGTGAAGTTCCGACGGATGAACTCCGCAACCTAATGCGGCAATCGCTGGTTCGACTCCAGCCACGACCACAATTCACGTTTTGTTTTCATTGGTATTAGTTTTAAGGTTTATGTTAATGGTATTAGAGGTTAATTACAATTAAATGAAACATTTGTGACCATTACCGCCGTGAGGCGTTGATGGTTTCTCATCACCCGTCCTGCGGGGTACTTGCAGGAAAGGCAGTCACGGTGGGCACGTCGAGGTAGAGAGGCGGCGTGTCTCTGGTTCGATTCCAGAGCTGCCACATCATCACTTAATCATCATCACAATGGAGAATGTAATATTTACTGAGACCCAGTTCGCAGGCACCCGTGCGTATCATTTCGATGCCCGCGAAGACGTGAAGGGCGATCCCTATCTCCAAATCGTTGAAGCCCCTACGCAGGGCAACAATGGAACACGTCACCGCATCTTTATCCACGCCCAGGACCTCCCCAAATTCAAGGACACCATTTGCAGGGTGTTCGAGAAGTGGCAGGAGCAAATCGGGCCAATCGTTACAAAGAGTTAAGGCGTTAAAATGGCGGCACTTGTGTTGCCTGTAATCCGCCAAAACTGACTAACTTTACAGTGAGTTAATTCATAAGTCAAACCAATTAAACTGAATGAACATGGAAGGACAAACCACAACATTCATGAGTGCAGAGATTAACGAGATTTCGGCGGCCCTCTCGGCTTTTCAGTCCGAGTTGAAACAACCTGAGTTAAGCAAGGAAGTGAGCGTCAAGACCCGCACGGGAAGCTCTTACACTTTCAAGTATGCCGACCTGTCAACGTGCGTCAAGGCAGCGGTTCCTACGATGAGCAAGCACGGCCTCGCCGTCACGCAGATCATCAGCAACGGCACGCTTGTAACCATGCTTACCCACAAAAGCGGCCAGTGGTTCAGGAGTGAGATTACCATCGGCCAGCCCAGCGACTACCAGGCACTCGGCTCCGCGATTACCTATCTTAAACGCTATACCTATTGCGCCATCCTCGGCATCGTGGCCGACACCGACGACGACGCCAATGCCGCTTGTGGAAACCAAGCGACATTCAAGGAGCCGACAAGTAAGCGAACGACCAAGAAGGCCACTGGAGCCAATGCCGTTGCTTTTACCGGCGAGGTCTTGAAGCAGGCACTCGCCGACCTTGAAGCCGCAACGAACAATGAGGAGTACACGAACGTATGGCAGAAGTATTCCACCGAGTACCCTGCCATGTGTGCCAAGGGTACCGAGTTCTATGATGCCTGCATCAAGAAAGCTAACGAGTTGCAGCAGTCATGACGAAGTTAGCCTTACCCAAGTCGCCAGTACGCTTTGAGGAAGATCCTCATGGCTACTGGCTTGGCACGAAGCGCCTGAGCGGTATCACTGGCCTCATCCATGCGATACTCAACCTCGGCGTTTACCCTGGTGCCCCCGAGTACGTCAAGCAGGTGGCCATCCCTCGCGCTGGTGCCTACGGGTCAGCCGTGCACAAGTCCATCGAGACCTACGACGAAATCCGCATCAAGCAGACCAAGCACCCGGCAATATGGCATTACACAAGGGACTACGGCACGCAGGTGTTCGGTCCCTTTGACGTTGCCAAAGAGCTGGAGACCTACATCAAGCACCGTGAGGGCTTCGAGCCCATCGCCAACGAGTACACCATCAGCGACAACGCCCAGTATGCATCCAACATTGACAACGTGTGGCGCAAGATCGTGACGCAAGGCACATGGCTTGTCGATACCAAGACCAACAACCTGGACTACTACCCGGGTGGTGTCGCTGGCTTGAAACTCTACCTATCTTGGCAGTTGAGCGTGTATGCCTACCTGTACGAGAAGCAGACGGGCGATAAGGTCGAGGGCCTTGCCGCCAACTGGCTACGTCACGATAAGGGCGAGTTCTGGATCATCGAGCGACAACCTGACGATTTCGTCAAGGCTTTGCTTGAGCACACCAAAGCGACGTGGGTTGATGGCCACTGGGAATATGAGTGGACTGGCGACCCCGAAATGCTGGAAATCATGCGGGGCAACAACCTTCCCGCCGTGCAGGAGCAGTCCGGAGTCGTGTCGCTGGAGGTTATCCATGCAATCACCAACCTGCTCAAGCGACAGCAGGAAATCGACACCCTCATGGACGAGTTCAAGAAGGGACTCAAAGCCTCCATGATCGAGAACGGCATCAAATCCTTTAAGTGCGAGGCATTCAGTGCGACTATCGCCAAAGACAGCCTCGTCACCAGCTTCAACAGCAAGAAGTTCAAAGAAGATCATCCCGACTTGTTCAGCGAGTATTCGACTACAAGTGTCAGGGCTGGAAGTTTCACCCTTAAACTGAATGAGAAAAAATGAGCGTTAACATGGTTTTTCTACTCGGTAACGTGGGCAAAGACCCAGAAGTCCGAGAAGTGCAGGGCACGAAGTTCGCCCAGTTCACATTGGCCACTACTGACCGAGCCTACACCAAGAGCGACGGCACGCAGGTGCCCGAGCGCACGGAGTGGCACAACATAGTCGCATGGAGAGGCATTGCCGACGTATGCGAGCGTTATGTACGCAAAGGCACTAAGGTCCATATCAGGGGCAAGTTGACCACCCGCGCATGGGAGGGACGCGATGGCGTCAAACGCTATCAGACTGAGGTCGTTGTCGATGACATGGAGCTGCTGGGACAGCCGCAACAGGCGTCACAGCATCAGCAGCAAGGCCAACAGCCATATCAGCCCCAGGCGGCACCCCAATATCAGCAGCCGAGGCCAGTGCAGCAGACGCAATCCTATCAGCCCGCGCCCATGCCGGGACAGCAGTACCAGCCGCCAGTGCAGCAACCGCAGTACCAGCCGCCGCAGGCCGCGCCGATGCAGCAACCCCAGACGCCCTACCAAGGCCCTGGAGTGAATGACTTGCCGTTTTCGTGATATGGAAACGACACTGACCAAACGTGACGGGCAGGTGAGCATGGAGAAGTCCTTCGACTTCCTATGCTCCCAGCTCCGCAACGGTGTCTATACCGTCACCATCAAGCGCAAGACCGAGCCACGCACCGTCAGCCAGAACGCGCTCATGTGGATGTGGTTCAAGTGCATGGAAGAGAACACGGGAACTGAAAAACAGGACTGGCACGACTACTACTGCAGTAAGTTCCTGATGCGTGAGACTGAAGTTGGAGGCAGGCGGTTTTCGGTTGTCGGTGGCACGAGCGGAATGAACACCGTGCAGATGTCCAACTTTATGAATAAGGTCCAGGCTGATGCCGCTACTGAATGGGGCATTACACTGCCTCTGCCTGCTGACAGGTATTACCAAGAGTTTGTGCAACATTACAGATACCGTTAATATGAAAAATAGAAGGAATTCCGGAAGTGTTGTAAACCTCAAGCCATACGATATGTGGACTGAAGAGGATTACGAGAATGCGATTCCTGAAGGAACCCGCAGAAATATGGAAGCTGGAGTAAAGAGGTTTCTTGCAAGCCAAAACAAACGATGAGCCTACTCACTGACCAATTGAAGTTGCTTGAAGCAAAGCAAGGGCCAAAGCCAAAAGGCCCCATGCGTCTTAGAGTGTACTACGGGTGGGCCAAGCTCAATAAGGTCGTCAAACGGGAGGCGTTAACCGTCATTTTCCTTAATGACGATCCCGGCCCTCGCTACAACAAAGACGGCTACGATGGTGTGTCACGCTACATCAACGTAGCCTATAGCCGCGTGCAGACTTCAGAGGAAGAGAGTGACCGCGTGCATGCCAATCGAATGTACACTGTATATTCAATCTTCATGGATGATAAGTACGTCCAAGGAAGCCTTGAACGTGCGTTACAGGTCAACTACGACTCCGACCAGTACAACGTCAGCAAGAAAGAGCGTGAACTTATCAGAGAGAAACTCCGTACGGCTTATTTGGCGAGTCACCCAGGCTACCGTGAGCCTCACGGAGTACAGTTATTTATCGATTTTAATTATTGACATCATTATGAACATCACAAGAGCGAAATTGAGCAAAGGCGGCACGTTGGAGGTCGCCTTTGTTGATGATGACGGCAACGACGTTTGCCTCAAAGGCAAAAACCCGGTGCATGAGGATTTCAAAGCGAGACTTAACGACCTCATCCCCTATTTTGCCGAACTTACCGAGCAGCGAGAGGTGCCCATGATTGACTGGGACAACCTCGGCAGCGTCGAGAACGAGGACCTGCTGCACCGCATTTCGGTCACTGGCGTAACCGTCAAGGGTTTCGACCTCGACCAGCAGTGCGTAATCACCGGCAAGCGAACACTCGGCACATCAAAGACCCTCAACCTCAACGCACCCCTTACCGGATTTGACCCCGAGACGGAGCCCTATGAGCGCTGCGAGGATCTGCGTGACGCTGTAAAGGCGCTCATATACGAGGCAGAGCTGTATGTGAGTGAGAAGAAGTGGGCGGTAGTCCAGCATGAGATTGACTTCGACGGCAACCCCGATGACCCGTTTGCAGAGGTTAATGCCGCCAATGAAGTGCCCGTTGGAGAGGCTGTACCCGCATGAGGCCGTTCTTTATAACGGAAACCCCCAACACATTCAAACTCCAGTTTGATTATAACCCACGAATGATTGATGTCGTCAAGCGCATTCCCAGTCAGCCCAAGTGGGATGCGACTGACAGGGCCTGGGTGGTGCAGAAAGTGCACTACTCGTACCCTCCAAACCGCGACGCCCGCTGGTATGTCGAGGCGATGGCGCAATGGTCAGTCCAGATGCGCTATTGCAGCGACATCAAGCGACGCAATGATGCGAGGGACATCACCTACGAGCTGCCGACCCTGTCGGGCATTGATGGCGACCACTACATGCTGCTCGACCCTTACCAGTACCAACTTGAAGGGGTGCAGTATGCCTTGCAGCACAAGCGTTGCATCTTCGGCGATCAGCCAGGCCTCGGAAAGACACTGCAGGCGATTTGTGCAGTCATCAAAGCCCACAAGGAGGCGGCGAAATATGGAGAGACATTACCTACACTCATCATTTGCCCCGCGTCGCTGAAAATCAACTGGCAACGAGAGTTCAAGAAGTTTGCAGGGCGCAACGCCATCATCCTCGACGACACCAACCGTTACAACTGGCACCGTTTCATCGAGATGAAAAAGGCGGACGGCGAGCCGCTTTGCGATGTGTTCATCACCAACTATGAGAGCCTGAAAAAGTTCTTTGTCACTGAGATTAGAGAGCACTCGAAGTTGACGTTGCGGCACATCATCTTTGATGATCGCATTAAGCTGTTCAAGTCGGTAATCATCGACGAAAGTCACAAATGTAAATCGTCAAAGACACAGCAGAGCAAATTCGTCGAGGGTATTTGCCGGGGCAAAAAGTGGGTTTTTGAGTTGACGGGCACTCCAGTAGTCAACAATAACACCGACCTCATCCAGCAGCTCAAGATACTTGACCGTCTGGAGGATTTCGGAGGTTACAAGAGATTTGTCGCCCGGTACTGCGACGGGCCAAAGCAGTCATCCAATATGAAGGAGCTTAATTGGCGGTTGTGGAATTGCTGTTTTTTTCGCAGAGAGAAAAAGTCGGTACTTACACAGCTTCCAGACAAGAGCCGCCAGTATATTGAATGCGATATCACCAACCGCTCAGAATATGACGCTGCAGAGAAAGACGTCATCAAATACCTGCGTACTTACAAGAATGCGGACGACGACAAGGTGCAGCGTGCCATGCGCGGGCAGATCATGGTACAGATGGGAATACTCAAGCAGATAGCCGCAAGGGGTAAAATAAATGCCGTTGCGGATTTCGTTCACGATGTCATTGACGGTGGAGAGAAGCTAATCCTTTTCGCCTACCTCAAGGAAGTCGTGGAGGCGCTTAAAGAGCATTTCCCTGATGCCGTGACGGTGACCGGCAGCGACAACGTGCGTGAGAAGCAGAGAGCCGTTGACAAGTTCCAGAACGACCCTGAAACGAAACTCATAATCCTCAACTACAAGAGCGGCGGCACAGGCTTGACGCTTACCGCCGCAAGTCGTGTGGCGTTCATCGAGTTTCCCTGGACGTACAGCGATTGCGAGCAGGCCGAGGATAGGGCACACCGCAACGGGCAAAAGAACAACGTCAACTGTTATTACTTCCTCGGTAGCAAGACAATCGACCGCTATATGTACAAGGTCATTCAGACCAAGAAGGACATTGCCAACGAGGTCACAGGCACCACCACGCAGATTGACGAGGATATAGTTAACATCACAATGAACTTGTTTAGTGACAGGCTATGACACAAGAGGAGATTTTACAGATAGAGCGCACATATAGCGAGAGCAAGATACAGCACACTTGCGTCTGCTGGTTTCGGCAGACGTTCCCTGATGTTGCGGACCTGCTCTTTGCTGTTCCTAACGGTGGCCGTCGAGACGGCCGTACTGGCGCCATGATGAAGTATGAGGGTGCCGTTAGCGGTGTATCAGACCTCATATTGCTACATCCTCATGGAGGCAAGGCAAGCCTCTGCATAGAGATGAAAGTCCCTAAGCGCAAGGGCAGCAGTGCCGGCTCGCAGAGCGACAACCAAAAGGCCTGGCAGAAACTCGTGGAGGCTCACGGTAGCGTTTACGTTGTATGTCACGGCATCTTTGAGTTTGTCACTGCCCTATGCCTCTATCTGCACATCGACCCCGAACCGTACATCAAGCAAGTCACAGAACGATACGCTAAATACCGATGAGTGACGGATGGATTAAACTACATCGTAAGATGCGGGATTGGCAACATTACCAAAACCCGTCCGTCAGGATGGTGTTTGAGGATCTGTTGTTTGCCGCCAACAGTAAGACGACAAACCGTCATGGCATTGAAATCCTACGAGGCGAAACGACCATATCAATCTCCTCGCTGGAGTACAATACCGGGCTATCCCGTAAGACTGTCATCAATGCGCTGAAGACGCTCGAAAAGACAGGAGAAATCAAGCGCATTAAATATTCCTACGGAGTAAAAACCGTTATACTCAACTTCGCCCGTTATCAGGGCGATTGCGATGAAGGTAGTGTAAATATTCCACCAGTGACTACACCACCTATTACACCAGTGACTACACCAGTAGTTACACCACCAATTCCACCCGAACAAGAATTAAAAGAAAGAGAAGAAAATAATATATTACAAGAAAAAAAGAAAGATAAAAGAAAAAAAGAACCGCCTGAGGGCGTTCTTTTCACACCTCCGCCAAAACCGAGAAAGCCAAAAAGTCAAGATGATTTCGTTCCACCCACCCTCAAGGAGGTTGAGGCGGTATTTCGGCAATCGGCAAACGAGTTGCCGAACTGGCAGGATGAGGCAAGGATTTTCTTTTATCACTACGACGGACTGGGCTGGCGTAACACGCACGGCGTAAAAATCCGTAATTGGGATAGTTTTGCAAACAAATGGATATTCGACAAAATCAATGAAGCCAGAAAGAGTAAGAGACCTCCTAACCAGGGAGTCGGCGACCAGCGACAGCAGGAACGAGACAATCTTGCCCGTGACTACGCAGCAACTATCGCCCGACGTATTGCAGAAGACAAAGCTCGTGCTGAAGAGATACGGAAGCCATGAGCAGTTCATGCAGACGTTCAACCCGGACACGCAGCTGATAGCCGCGAAGAATGAGGAGCGTGCGATTTTTGGCACCGCTCCAACACTGGGACTCATGGCCAAGACCTACGGCGATGGGTTTCCGGCTACGTGGCTCATGCCGCAGATTTTTGACCTCGTCGTGTACTGCAACAGCAAAGGGACGCTCAACGACCGTCAAGCAGAGTTTCTTGCCGAGGTAATCGCCAAAGAGTACGGCCACCTCAAAGCAAGTGAACTGCTGCTTTTCTTTTACCGCTTCAAGACCGGCAAGTATGGCCACTTCTACGGCGTCGTTGACCCGATGCGGATTACCGAGGCTCTGGACGTGTTCGTGGATGAGAGAAATGCCAAGATAGCAGCACTGGAGAGCGCCGAGGCATGGAAAGAGCGTGAGTCACGAGGCGACACCATCAGCCCCGAGGAATGGTGCCGACGTGCAGGCCTGCCAGAGTGCCACACCGCATTCGAGGCATGGCAGATGCGGAACCGCATACAAGACCAGATTGAGGGCGTGTTATGGTTTATCAACATTCTATGGAGGGCGTTGACATGATTAAATGCGTAATCTACTGGAAGAAGTGCGACCCCGAGGCGATAGAGCAGATCCGCAAAAAGTTCAACATCCCTCACTACACCACCATCAACGGCGAAAGCCCCTGCGAGGTGGACGTGGAGCAGATGCAGCTTTTGAAGCAATGCGAGGCACGCGGTTTCCTGTCAATCCGTGACAAAAAATGGTGTAAAAAAGGCGAAGTTTTCGTTTGGTAATCTCGTCAAAATGCACTAACTTTACTGATGTAAATGAGACACATTTACAACATAAGTCAAACCAATTAAAAACCAAAAGAACAATGGAAGTACAAGCAATTCCGATTGGGCACATCCAACCGTCACCGATGAACCCACGCAAGACCTTCGAGCAGGAAGACCTGCAAGAGCTTGCGCAGAGCATCAAGGAGCAGGGACTGTTGCAGCCAATCACAGTAAGACCCATCAACTCATCGGACACTGACCCGTTTGCCGCCAGTCACTACGAGATTGTATGCGGTGAGCGTCGCTACCGCGCCATGTGCATGATTGCCGATGAGGGTTACAAAGTGCCGTGCCTCGTGCGAGTTATGAGTGATGCCGAGGCGTATGATGCCATGATTACCGAGAATCTACAGCGTAAAGATGTAGATCCGGTGGAAGAGGCATTCGCATTCGGCAAACTCAGAGAGCGAGGCGACACCACCGAGGAGATTGCGGCACGTTTCGGAAAGTCGCAACGCTTTGTGAGTGACCGCATCAAACTCAACAGCCTCATCCCCGAGCTGCTGATGATGGTCAAGGACGAAAAGATGGCCATCAGCGCCGCGATGATTGTCTGCAAACTCGATGAGGACGCGCAGCGCAAATTCCTGGAACGCCACCAGAACTATTCCTACATTGGAAAGGAGATGGCGGCGCGCTACCTCAATGAGATTTTCCAGTACATCAGGCAGTCGGCATGGTCCAAGAACGGCCAGGATGACTTTGAGGGCTCATGCGGCATCAAATGCGCCGATTGCCCCCTTAACACCGCGAATACCGGCTGCATCTTCTACGAGATGAAAGCCGATGACGATACTGCACGCTGCATCAGTAAAGTCAAATTCCTTGAGAAAAAGATGTCCTACATGATGAGTGTTGTCGATGCCCATGCAGACAACATCATCAAAGTCGGCGAGCCGCTCGAATATGGAAAGATCGCCATAGTGAGCGACTTTTCGTACTGCTATGATAAAGAGGGCGCCAATCGGTTTGTTGAGCAACTCAAGGCCAAAGGCTATGAGGTATTTGAGCGCGGCAATCTCTTTGCTGGTTACAGCCGCTATAACAATGACGATGAGCGGTTGCAGCAGAAAATCGAGAACCACGAAGTTTGCCGCTGCCTGACTATCGTCTCCTACTATTCCGGCGTTGACATCGAAGAGCGTTGCTATGAGATACGGAAAGACGCCGAGGGTGTTGACAATGCGACAATCCAGGAGGGCGTCACCGCCACCCAGCTGGCCGAGAAGTACAAGAAAGCCAGTGACAAGTGCAAGCAAGAGAAAGAGACTGCCCTTTCCGTCCTTTTCACATACTCCGCGACAACCCTTAGCTCTGCCGAGTTGCAATATTTCGAGATGGTTTCCATCATCGCCTACATGCTGAGGGATTGCTGCTATGAATTCCGCAGCCTACTCATGGGTACTGGTTCAAGGCTTCCAATGGACGCTTATTTTGAATACGTTTCCAGTCACACCGAGGACCATCCCAAAATCATGCGCGAGTGGTTGCGTCATGAGTTGAGTTCTACTGATAGCGGCTACACCATTTACGCATCGAAGGTGAAGGAGTATGTTGCCGAGCGTTGGAACCCTGAAGGACTGGCCAAGGTAGTTGATGAATTCAATACCAACCACGAGAAAAAGACCAAGAAGATAGCCGATAAGCTCGATGCTATGGGCTACACTGTCGAGGGAAAGAAGAAGTAACAGACCATTACATCATCACCATGCGAGTACCGGCACCCAGTCGGCACTCGCTCTTTTATGTATCATCACTATGGACTACTTTGAGTTCCTTGAGACAAAGAAAGTTACCGTCAAAAAGAGCGGTTTCGATGTTGAGGAAAGCGACCTCAATCCTAAGCTGTTCGACTTCCAGCGCTTTTGCGTGCGCAAGATGCTGAAAAACGGCAAGGGCGCAATCTTTGCCGGTTGCGGCAACGGCAAGACACTCATGCAGCTTGAATGGGCGTTGAAAGTTGCAGATCACGAAAACCGTCCCGTCCTTATCCTTGCACCACTTTCGGTGAGCCGTCAGACCATTGCGGAGGGTGAGCGCTTCGGTTACACCGTCAAACTGTATCGGGACATGGACGATGACACCCAGATAGCCATCACCAACTACGAGCAGATAGAAAATATCGACATTGGCAAATTCGTCGGCATTGTCCTTGATGAGAGTTCCATCCTCAAGAATTTCACTGGCCATTACAGGCGGTTGTTGACTGAGCGATTTAAGCGTACCCCCTACAAGCTATGCTGCAGCGCCACACCATCACCCAACGACCTCAATGAGATAGGCAACCATAGCGAGTTCCTGGATGTCTTAGACGCTCAGGACATGCGCTCTAAGTGGTTTGTCCGTGACGAGGGTATGAACAACTACCGCCTGAAAGGTCATGCCAAAGCGGATTTCTACGGCTGGATCGCCTCATGGGCTATCATGTTCGAGAACCCAGCAGATATCGGATTTGTCAAGACTGGCAAGCTGTTCAAGTTGCCCAAACTCAACTATTACGAGCATGTCGTTGAAGTGGCACCCCAGCAGGGGCAGCTATTCGCCACTGGCATCGTCAACGCCACCAACTTCAATGCCGAGTTACGCAACACGATGGACGAGCGTCTGCGTGTCGTCGCCAAACTCGCTGAGGACACTGACGGCCAGGTGCTCATCTGGGTGAAGCAGAACAAAGAAGGCGAGGAATTGCGTAAGCTGTTGCCCGAGGCCGTGGAGGTCAAAGGCAGTGACAGCGACGATCACAAGGAGCGCGCCCTGCTTGACTTTGCCGACGGCAAAATCCGCATCCTCATCAGTAAGGCCAAGATTTGCGGCTATGGCATGAATTTCCAGTCATGCGGCACGCAGATCTTCGCCGCACCTGATTTCTCGTTTGAGGATTTCTACCAGCAAGTGCGCCGCTCCTACCGTTTCGGCCGCAAGGGCGACGTGAACATCCACTTAGTAATCACTGACACAATGAGCAACACAAGAGATATTATTCTGAAAAAGCAGAAGGCGTTTGAGGAAATGCAGCAGGAAATCAATGCCAATATCAACGAGCGCAAGTACGGCCTGCTGAATGACTACGACTACAGGGAGTACCGCGACGATAAGGTTTTCCTGATGAAAGGTGATACCACCATCGAAATCAAGCGTATTCCCGATAACAGCGTGGACTTGATTATTTATTCCCCCCCCTTCAGTTCGTTGTTCACATACTCCAACTATATCCACGACATGGGCAACAACGAAACCCACGAGGATTTCTTCAAGCAATACGCCTTCCTGCTCAGAGAGCTTTACCGCATCCTCAAGCCAGGCAGGCTGATGTGCTGTCACACCAAGGACTTGGGGGTTTACAAGAACTCGTCAGGCTATACCGGCATGTACGATTTCACTGGCGACCACACCCGCCACGTACTTGAAGCGGATTTCAAACTGCACTCCAAAGTTACCATTTGGACCGACCCGGTACTGGAGATGCAACGCACCAAGACGCAGCGCCTGCTGTACAAGCAAGTCACGAGTGACAGCAGCAAGACGGGCATCGGCATGGCCGAGTACATCACCATCTTCAAGAAGTGGGAGGGTGATGAAAAGGACTGGGAGCCGATCACCGCCCTTGACAAGCAGAATTTCCCCTTGGAGACGTGGCAGCGCTGGGCAAGTCCCGTGTGGATGGACATCAAGCGCACTGACGTGCTTAATTCCAATGAGGGTACCGCGATGGGCGACGAGAAACACATTTGCCCGTTGCAGCTCGGCGTCATCGAGCGGCTTGTGCATTTATGGAGCAACCCGGGCGAGGTGGTGTTTACGCCGTTCCTCGGTATCGGCAGCGAAATCTATGAGGCCGTCAAGGCGGACCGCCGCGGCATCGGCTGTGAACTCAAAGACAGCTATTTCGATGTCGCAGTGAAGAATATCAAGAAGGCCGAGTTGGTGGCCAAACAACCTACACTATTTGACTTTTGAACTTATGGAACATATCAGACCGCCCACCGCGCTCCATCAGGAGCCATAGAGAGTGAAGTTAACAGACAACCAATAAAACATAGTCACGACGATGATCAAGTTAAACATCTATGCGATGAAGTCGCACGGACTTTCCATTGCACGTGGTGAGTACCGCGAAGAGAGTTCGCCGATGGTTATTGTCTTGAAGGAAACCCGTGCCTGGTGCAAGCTGCATCAGGCGCAGATGGACAGCAAGGCACAACCCGAGGCGCCGTCACGTTTCGAGGGCTACACCCTGCGAGAGGAGGCTGCCGGCGAGGTGATAGTCTCGATGATGGAGTATCTGCAACATATCGGGTGCTCCGACATTGAGGGACTCGTCAGGCAGATTGTGGAGCAGTAGTGGCCGTGTCGGTTGTTGAGTGATGATGATTAAAGTGATGATGACAACAAATGACACAAACAATCCATATTGCACTGCTGGACTACAACAAGGGCCAGCTGAAGGGTCTGCCAAAGAACCCGAGATTTTTCCGAGACTACCGCTATGAGGCGATGAAAAAGAGCATTGAGGAAAGTCCAGAGATGCTCGAACTCCGGGAACTCATCGTTTTTCCTTACGACAATGGCAGGTACATCGTAGTTTGCGGCAATCTACGCCTGCGTGCCTGCAGGGAGCTCGGATATACCGAGTTGCCGTGCAAGGTGCTTGACGCTAAGACAAAGCCCAAGAAACTGCGTGAGTATGCCACAAAGGACAATGTGAGTTTCGGTGAGACTGACATGGACATCCTGACCAACGAGTGGGACAAGAGCGAGTTGCAGGACTGGGGGATCGAGTTCGCACCTGAAAAGGAGACGGACGAGTTCAAGGAGCGGTTTGACGCCATCACTGACGACACCGCCCTCTATCCTTTAATCCCCAAGTACGACGAAAAGCATGAGCTGTTCATCATCCAGTCTGCAAGCGAGGTCGATAGTAATTGGCTTCGTGAGCGTCTGGGTATGCAGCGCATGAGGTCGTACAAGACAGGTAAAGTGAGCAAATCGAATGTTATTGACATCAAAGACGTACGAAATGCCCTTGAAGATAGTGATCCCCAGCCACAAGCGTCATGACATGGTGCTTTCCAAGCGCCTTGTCGTTGACCCCATCATCTGCGTCCCCGAGAGCCAGGAAGGCGCCTACCGTGAGCACAACCCCGAGTGCGAAATAGTGACCCACCCCGATAGCGTGATAGGTCTTATACCCAAACGCAACTGGATGGCACGGCATTTCGGTGACCTGTTCATGCTTGACGACGATGTCCACGTCGTCAAATGCCTCACAGCCGAAAAGGGCGAGACTGGAGTCATCCGTGACCCCGAGAAAATCACCCACATCATCGAGAGCCTGTACGAGTTGGCGTGTATGCTGGACGTCCATCTGTTCGGCTTCACGTCACGCATCAGTCCCGTGATGTACGACGAGAGCGGTTACTACTCCCTGAGCAAGATGATTACCGGTTGCGCCTACGGTGTCCGCTACGATAAAAACGTATGGTGGAACGAGGAGCTGAAGCTCAAGGAGGACTTTTGGATCAGCTGCTACATGAAGTACAAAGAGCGGCGCATATTGACCGACCTGCGTTACAATTTCTCCCAGAAGGGGACGTTTGTCAATGCCGGTGGCCTTGCCGCCTTCCGCAATCAGGAAGAGGAGCGGCGCTCAATACTTTTCATCAAGAAGCATTTCGGTGACAGTATCGCCTTGAAGGGCCCGACCAACAACGGGAAGGACAAGACCCGCTCGATGGTCCAGTACAACATATCGGCGAAATTCAAATACTAATCGTTACAAAGAGTTAAGGCGTTAAAATGGCGGCTGCTGCGTTGCCTGTCATCCGCCAATTATGCCTAACTTTATGTGTCAAACGAAAGGAGTTGATATGATACTGAGAACAAAGAGTGGATATGATTTCTTTGAGTGCTCGTCGGCGATGCAGAAGGCCATCAGGCGTGCCGACGTGCGAGTTGCTGGTTTCTTTGCCCTGGAGTTGTGGTCCAGCGGCTATCGTGACTATGTTTGGAAGCGTCTATTCACCATCAGCGCCGAAGACTGCTACGGCCTCATCACGCAAGAGATTGAGGCGTTGTGGCAGGGGCACGAACTGGTGAACAAGGGCGCCAAGGAGCCGAAAGGCCGTATATTCGTGAGCAAGGCCGTGCTGTTGCTGTGCGACTGCCGCAAGTGCCGTGACGCCGACCACCTGCAGAACTTCATCTACGACCGTCAGGACGTGGATGTGGAGCGGTGGATCGAGGACGTGAGGGCACAGCCGTTGCCCGTTCCGGATTACACTTTCGACATCCACACCCGCAAGGGCAAGAAGGCGGGCAGGACAAAGGAGGAGTTCTTCAGGGAGGAACTTGAGGCGCTCCACCCGCGTCAGCCCGGACTGTTCGACGATTTGGTTTATTAAAATTCGGCACCGCCTCGACATTGGCGGTGCTGTTTTTTACTGTCTATGGCAAAAGAGATTTATAGCGAGTGGATGCTTTACGCCAAAGCCCATGCGGCGGCAGAGAAGTCTATGGGCATTGAAAAGTGGGTCCAGGTGAGCTACTACATCGACATACCGGAAAAGGAAGATGGTGCGGTATGCCTTCAGTCGCATGGCTCGCAATGGTCGAAGCGTGTTTTCCTGTACGATATGCCCAGGCATCAGTACGACCGCTATTTGTGGGTAATCCGTTGGAGATATGCCAGGCTCGTATGCCAATATCCGAGATGCAATGTCCAGTATTACGTTTGTTTCTATGACAAGACCACTGGACTTGGATTAGGATTTGGTGAGGCGTTGAGTGACCTGACTGCAGCGAAAGCGTTGCTGTCAAGATATAAGAACAGACTGAAAGACTATATCGAAAGTCAGTCAAGTAATATCTTTTTCAACGGCAACGATGACGTTGTAGAGAAATTCAATGCCAAAATAAGGAATACCGAGTTGAAGATCCAGCGCCTTGAGTCGCAAGTCAAAGAGATGGTTGCTGCTCAAAAAGCCGAAAACGCTGACGTCCCATTCTAAAACGTCAGTAAATGTTAAGGTGTAAAAATGGCGGGGAGCGACGATTGCATATCTCGTAAATCTTGGCTAACTTTACAGTAGATAATTCAATAAGTCAAACCAATTATAACCAATAGATTATGAAAGCAACGACACTGCCTACCGAGTTCTACAAGGAACTGTACGACAAGATTGACAATTACGGATTTGAGCCCGATACCGAGGACGATTGCTACTGCAGTATGGACTTCGAGGATCTGCATGGCTTCTACGTTACCCTTGACGCCACCTTTGAAGTCAAGTTCATCGACGACTCCTTTGACCACGCGTTCGGCACCGAGTACGGCTACCACTTCGAGGCCGGCAACCTTGAGGCCATCGAAGCTGTTACCCTCAGCGATGAGGACGGCAACGACGTGAGCGACCTCTTTGACTACGATGCCTTCTTTGAACAGTTCAAGCGCTACGAGGTGAAATTCCTCAGCGGCAAGGTCATCAAGAGCGGTGACACCATCCTTGCCGGCGGCCACTACGTTAACCGCTGGGACGAGATGCAGTTCCTCTACTACGACTCGCTGGCAGAGCGATATATCTGCATTCCTGTAGGAGCGGAAGACACCAAGATAAACCGCCGCTCATTCCCCAAGATAAAGTCAAACCAATAATCAAACTGAAATCATGCTGAACGGTTTTGAAACACAGACCGAGCCGCTGACAGACTACGAGAGGGAAGTCTTACTCCCCTTAGTCGTCACCGGCCTCAAAATCAGAGTCGGCGAATGCCGTGCCATCACCAACAAAAGCATGACGATGACGCTCCATAACAAGGGCTACCTCTTCGTCAGTGACGGCAGGACGCGCAAACTCATCAACCACATCAGGCGTCATGGACTCGTCAAGCGCCTGATAGCGACAAGTAAGGGCTACTATGTGGCCAAAACGCCAACCGAGCTTGAAACGTACATCGACACCCTCAAAGGCCGAGAGATCGCCATCCGTGAGGTGAGGATGTGCATGGAAGAGCAGCTAAAAGAGTGGACCAATGAATGACATCAGGCTACTTTACATTGACTTGTTTTGCGGTGCAGGTGGCACGTCCACTGGTGTTGAGCGCGCGCAGCTCAACGGCGGCAAGTGTGCCAGAGTGATAGCCTGCGTCAACCACGACGCCAACGCCATCGCCTCCCATGCCGCAAACCATCCCTACGCGCTCCACTATACCGAGGACATCCGAACGCTGGAACTTTCGCCGATGGTCAAACACGTCAACGAGTGCCGCGAGCAGTACCCAGACGCCCATGTCGTTTTGTGGGCCTCCCTGGAGTGCACGAATTTCAGCCGCGCAAAGGGCGGCCAACCCCGTGACGCTGACAGCAGGACATTGGCAGAACACCTCTACCGCTACATCGAAGCCATCAATCCCGACTATCTCCAGATAGAGAATGTCGAGGAGTTCATGTGCTGGGGCGACTTAGACCCTGACGGCAAGCCTATCTCAAAGCACAAAGGAAAGTGCTATATGCGGTGGGTGAAGAAAGTCCGCTCATACGGATATGACTTTGACTGTCGCATCCTGAATGCAGCCGACTATGGTGCCTATACCTCACGCAAGCGGTATTTCGGAATCTTTGCACGCAAGGGACTGCCGATTGTATGGCCAGAGCCCACACACAGCAAGGATGATGACAACCTTGACAAGTGGCGACCAGTCCGCGAAGTACTCGACCTTGATAGTGATGGGTCGAGTATTTTCGTAAGAAAGAAACCTCTATGCGAGAAGACCCTTGCAAGGATCTATGCCGGGCTTGTGAAGTTCGTGGCCGGAGGCAAGGACGCATTTCTTGTGAAGTACAACTCATTCAACCGTCAAGGCAATTACAATCCCCCTGGCATTGATGAGCCGTGCCCCACCGTTGCCACACAGAACCGACTCGGACTTGCAAAGGTGCAGTTCCTCAGTAAGCAGTTCAGTGGAGAGCCCTACGATAAAAATATCTCCATCGAGCGGCCAGCTGGAGCGATAACCACCAAAGACCATCACGCATTCATTTCGGCTTACTACGGCAACGGCTTCAACCATTCACTTGACGATCCGGCGCCCACCATTACAACGACTGACCGACTGGCGATGGTTTCGAGTCACTTTTTGGACATGAAATACGGCAATGGAACGCCTGCAAGCGTTGATGAGCCGGCACCCGCAGTAACTACGAACCCAAAGCATAACCTCATTAGCGTTAAGCCTTGGATTATGAACGCTCGATTTAACAATGTCGGTTCATCAGTAGAAGATCCAGCACCAACAATATGTACTGTTGGGCAGATTAGTGTTGCTACTGCTCATTTTCTTATGAACCCTCAATTTGCGAGTGCCGGAGGGTCGGTTGACAAACCCTGCTTTACTCTGATAGCGAGAATGGACAAGATGCCGCCATACCTCATCACCACCGAGGAAGGCATAGGCATTGAGGTCTATGATACTGACAGCCCCATGACTGTCAAGATAAAAGAGTTTATGGCCATGTACTGCATCGTTGACATCAAGATGCGTATGCTCAATATCGGAGAGCTGAAGCGCATTCAGGGTTTCCCAAGTGACTATGTGCTCATCGGCACCCAGGCAGAGCAAAAGAAGTACATCGGAAATGCTGTTGAGGTCAACATGAGCCGAGTGTTGTGCGAGGCCCTTGCATCAAAACTAACAGGCTATGATAGAGAACGACATATTGCGTGATGCCGCCGACTTGTTTGGCGTCACCGTTGAAGCCGTGACCTCTGCGATGCGTCACAGGCAATATGCTGATGCCCGTGCCGTCGTGTGCTACGTCCTATGCTCTATGCGCGGGATGAGCACTACCGAGGTAGGGCGGATGATACACAGGACGCACGCCACGGTGATCTACTACAACCGCAAGGCCGACGACTGGTTGCGTATGCCAATGCTCAACCGTCGAGGAGCGTGTGCCATTCGAGAATTAGAGAACAGATACAAAGACCAAAAACTATGAACGTAAAAGAACTATTCAGCAAGATATTTCGGCGCAAGAACTATGCGTCACCGTACTACGGGAAAGGCAATAAGGCATTGTTCACGATGCCGATGAGTCCAATCCCCATGCAACAACCCGAGCCAAAGCAGGAAAAGAACGTCATAGATCCTGTGGCCCTGCCACCACCGCCAAAGAAATACGAAGATCCGGACTGGGAGCAGCGTCGTTACGAGTTAGTTTCGCGGATCTTGTGCCAGGAACGCCGCAGCGTCATCCTCGGCAAGCTGGATGCGACCCCCAAGCAGCTTGCCCACAACGCCAGAGTGTTGGCTGATGCAGCCATCAAGGAGTTAGTTAACAACCCAATTAAGAGAGACGATGACAAAGGAAGACATAATTCAGATGAGTAGCGGTGTGAGCGAACCTGACCAGGCGACCGAGGCTAAAGCTGCGTTCGTTTGCCTGGTGCTGTTTGTCGCTGCCGTTATCGGCATCGCGGTACTCGCGGCCGTATTCCATGGCATTTCCTCAATACTGTTGAGATGAAACGGAAGGGAAAGCCAAAGCCAGACTATACGATAAGGGGCTGCAATGTTGTGGGTCCCACACTATCGGAGAGAGAAAAACAACTCATTCAAGAGCGGCTTGACTGGCAGAAAGAACATCCCAAGCCGTGGTATTGCAATTCAAAACCAATCTATAACAAAGACAAGCAATGAAGAAGAAAAAACCATTCAAACCCGATACGCTCGCCAGACTGCAGGGCGCACTCAAGGGTGTCAACGGCTACGATGAGACTGCCGTCGTGAAAGGAGGTGGAAAATGACACGGGAACAGCATGAAAAAGCCGACGCTATAGAGACCTCGATACGGCTAATTGGATATAGTATAAGGTTTCTTAAAGAAAGGCTAAACTGTCATTGCCCTATTCTGGATGGCTTTGATGATGACATCGCCAAACAGGCGATAGAAGAGCAACTGAAACGCAATGAAGAAAAGATTGTCAAACTTCAAAAACAATTTGACGAGTTATGAGCAATAAACCAATCCGCCACTGGAAAGTGAGCATCAAGGAAGTTAGCGGAGCCGTCCTCAACACTGAGATGCACGGTCCCTACGAAATTGAGGATGTGAGAGAGCATTTCGGATGCCAAGAGCCCGACGTGCTGTGGTACAGAATTGAGGAAATCAAACCAGATGCAAGATGTTAACCTATGCAATCATCAGGGGCCATGCCGACCTCGTCAAATACTGCGAAAAGCGGTGGGGTGAGAGACCCCGCTTCATCGAGACGATAGGACACGTCAAAGAATGTACTGTCGAACTGCACTACTGGAAGTCGCCGACTGATGACGGCTATCAGGACTACTATCTGCTCTACATGGAGCATCCCAACGGAAAGTATTCATCTAACAATCAAATTTGTGATTTAGCCCGTGAAGCTGTCGAAACTGGTAAAGCTCGCCTGCTCACTGCGTGACGAGAACGAGATGGAGAATGACCCCGATATCTTCATCTTTGACGAGGAGTATAGGGTCTTGCTTGACTTTGATGTGGGTTATGAGCCTGAGCAGTTTGACGGTTTCGACACCGCCTATCCTGCCTGCATTAAACTTTTGCCAGGCCATGAATGACTCTTTGTATAGCCAGGACGCATGGAAAGAGCGGGAACCGCCGAAAGTCAAAGCGCGTTGCCGCTCTTGCAGTTGGCTGAACTGGGACTTTATCACCAGCGAGATTGTGAGCCGTCCGCCAGGAGAGGACTTTTGCGGACTACACGGCCGTACCCCTGTCGATCCTGACGGGCTGCAGCCCAATCTCAACCGTCGTGGCGGTTGCGGATATAACTCCAAGCACCGCCAACTGACCATAGACTTTTTTGACGAAGAAGATAACGAATAAACCAAACAATTAGCACTATGACTTTAGAATTTAACGGCCTTGTGGGATGGGCCATATCATCCCTATGCCTGATTGCAATGTTAGTCGGGCTGCTTGTAATCATTGACTACCTCGTCGTACGTGGCGAAGACGTAATAGAGCGTGCGAGACTGAAAAGTTGCTTGACTGGCGACAAGCTGCGTTTCCTCATCGAGGAAAACTACGGCAAAGAGAACGCCGACACACTCATCAACGCAATCACCGACAACGGCACGACGATGGAGAATTTCACGATGATCATTGACCGAATTAAACCGAGGAACGATGAACCGACCCAGCTTAGAAGAGTTGAACAGCCTGCGTGATGAGTGCCACAAGATTGCCTGCGAGCACGGGTTTGAACGCAAGCAACACTCGGAGCAGCACGCCATGTGTTTAGTCATCAGTGAACTCATGGAAGCGGTAGAGGCCGACAGGAAAGACCGGCACGCCAATCTCAAATCCTTTAATGAAAGTCTTAACGGTTTCACTTGTGAACAGGCCTTTGAAGGTTACGTCAAGGACACAGTGGAGGACGAGATTGCCGACGCAGCCATCCGAATCCTTAGCTACTGCGGCAAGGAGGATCTGCCGTTAGTCAATATCTCGGAACGGTTAAACGAGGCCTATTTCCAAGAAAGAGGAAACAGTAGTGTATTTGCCGAATACAGGCAAATGTCATTCACTGAGGCCATGTACTCCATTGTCGAGGATATCTGTTACAGCACGCCGCAAACAGTGCTTTACCATCTTTTTTTGAGGGCCCACTGGATGGGCTTCGACCTGATGGAGCACATCAAACTCAAGATGGAATACAACCGTACACGCGAATACATGCACGGCAAGAGATACTGAGTTATGGTAACATTTGACGAAATAGTAAGGGTATTGACAAAAAAAATACCTTGTGAAGACAAGAAACGATTCATTGAAAAACATGAATTGTCTGGAAATGACATTATAGATGTCATAAACATTGTAACCATTGAGCGCGACTTCTATAAGCGCAGATGCGAGAAACTTAATTTCAAACTTAAATTACGTCTAAAATAAAGTAACATTATGATTTTAACAACATTCATGGTACTGGTGGCCGTCGTCGCAGTCCTCCAGCTACTGCAAACCAAGCGACAGAACAAGACACTCGAAGAGGTAAAGGCAGAGGTCATCGCCACCCAGATGAACCCCTACGGCTCCACCATCGAGCATGACGAGGAGTATTGGCAGCTGCTGCGTATCGAGACAGCCGCCGAGATGCTTGAGAAATACTTCACCGGCGACAGCGGACTGCCCAACGAGGAGGAACTGGCAAACACAATCCTCCGCTATGTCGATGCACTGATAAGGAAATTGAGGGAGGAAGGGCGATGAGGGTAATGTCTGTCATCGCTTCGGTCATCCTGATATTGGTACCGACAATCAGTTTAATCCAAAGCCTGCGAGAGTTCAAGAAAAGAACCAAGGGCGAACTTGTGGGCCGCAAGGCCTGCATGACGTTCGTCGCCACGTCCCTTGGCACCTGGTCTTTATTCATGGCGTTGCTGTGGCTCGCAGGTGTTTTCAAAAACTTCTGAAGATATGAGTAAATACATTGTTACCGGCAGCGGGGGCTTTATCGGAACGGCCCTCGTTGCTTTCCTCACGGCAAAAGGCCATGAGGTCATCGGCATAGACCGAAAGGACGGCACCGAGGTTGAGGACATCGGCAGCGTGCTTGACACGGCCGACAGTATTGCAGGTGTGTTCCACCTTGCCGCCCAGACGTCAGTGTTCAACACTGACACCGAGCAGATCCGCAAAGACAACATCGACACCTTCATCCGCGTGTGTGCCGAGTGCGCCAACCGCGGCATTCGCCTGGTGTATGCCTCGTCATCCACCGCCGCTCCGGGAAACGCCACGTCGATGTACGGACTTTCCAAACGGTTTGATGAGCAGTACGCCCGCCTCTACCACGATGACGCATGGGGCGTGCGTCTCCACAACGTCTATGGTCCCGATCCGCGTGAGGGGACTCTACTTTGGCATCTCATGAACGACGACGTTGTGGATATCTACAACATGGGCGACAACAAACGCCATTTCACCCACATCGAGGACGCGGTGACTGGTCTCTATCAGGTTATGATAATGCCGCACAATGAATTAAGTTACCAGACGTGGCGGGTCCGCATCCTCAACGTGGCGAACCCCGAGGAGATGACGGTGGCCGACTTCGCACGTGAGGTGAGCGCCCGCAACGGGTGCAAACTGCGCTTCAACGGCGAGGTGCGCCCGCGTGACAATTTCAGACAGAGCGTGGAGGATGGGATTATTTCACTATCTTTGCACTACAAAACCGTGCAGGCAGGATTGGACGCCATTTTAGGCGAGAGGGACGGTATGAAAATCGAAGACGTCAATATTTGTGTATAGATGGAAATCGTCAACACTGAAATAATCCCTCTTGCCAAGATAGTGGGGAACCGAGGGCAGCTGAAGGGGCTGCCCCGGAATCCCCGTACCATCAAGGACGAGAGGTTCGACCTGCTTTGCGAGAGCATAAGGACACAGCCCGACATGCTCTATCTGCGTGAGCTGCTCGTTTACCCGAGCGGCTCAAAGTATGTCGTCATCGGCGGCAACATGAGGCTCAAGGCCATGCGTCACCTCGGCATGGCCGACGCCCCGTGCAAGGTCATCCCGGCAGACACCCCGATGGACCAGGTGCGCCAGATCCTGTTGAAGGACAATTCCAATTTCGGCGAATGGGACACCGAGGAGCTGGCGTTCAACTGGGATGACGGCCTCATCGTTGACTGCGGCATCGACTTCGACACCGACAGCGACTACCAGGAGCAGCAGGAGAAGAAAAAGAAGGCGTGGCAGCGCGGCAAGAAGTCCAGCGGCGCGAAGTCAGACCTCGTGCCGCATTTCGGTTTCCACAAGGCGATGGAACGCGGCTACCTCTCGCTGTTCAACGTGACAAAGGACGGCTATTCAATCTACGACATCAAGGAGAATGACGACAACATGGCCGTTTTCGCTGAGAACGCCGTGGCCTGCGTCAGGCAGCTGGGCATCCGTCACCTCGACGGATGGTGCATCGTTTCCGCTCCCAAGCGCCGCCATAAGGAGCATAACTTCGCCGACGGCTGCTGTGAGGCGCTCGCCGGAATGCTTGGCATACCTTACCATGCGGATCTGATAGTATCGAAGAATAAAAACAGGGTGCATCCCGAGTTTGAGTGGACGCCGCCAGCTGAGCGGTCAATCATCTTTTTTGACGACATCATCACTACGGGATCGACGATGCTGCACTGCAACGCGCTGATGCAGGACTACAACGTCGTCAACATCATGGGCATCAACAACCATTAAACCCTTACGACATGGACAGGCTTACCCATCTTAATCGCATAATTAATGGTGTATCTGGTGCCCTTGCTCTTGCCGTCCCAGATGGCGAGCAGGTAACTGCACTCATTTACTATGCGTTCATTGCGTCGTATGGGTGCGCCTCTGAGGTGTGCCTTATAGTCCGGCCTGAAGATCACCAGCTCAATGCCGTGCGAGCGGGCGAAATCCTCGGCGATGGAATCGACGCCTTTGGCCCCTCCCGTGATGATCACGTCAGGGTCTGCGAAGTTGTCCTTGATAATGCGTGCGATGTTGACTTGTTGGATTGTCCTGCTGCCAACGATAGCGAGTTTAAGTTCCATTATTCAGTTTTTTGGTGGTTTGACTTACTTATTACTTTGCAAATTTCGGTCAAAATCCCAACACTCCAAAGAAAAAAGCGGGAAAAATCATCAAAAACAAAAATAAAAATCGGGGAAAATCAAGATAAGTCACAAAATCGAACAATTTACCGCCCTTTTGGAACGCAAAACGCCATTTTTGGAACACAAAAACGCATTTAACGCACATTTCACGCTTTTTTATGCGCATCAAATAACCTAAATTATACGCACCATCACTATGGCACAAAAAGACAAAAACAAGAGACTCACACCAAAGCAGGAACTGTTCTGCCAGCACTACGTTGACATAGGCATCGCCAGCGAGGCCTACCGCCTCGCATACAACTGCGCCAACCAAAAACCTGCGACGATCTGGAGCAATGCCAGCAGACTACTCGACGATAGCAAGGTTTCAGCAAGGGTCGAGGAGCTGATGGCCGAGCGTGCAGAGCAGTTCAAGGTTGACCGCAAGCGAGTCGAGGAGGTGCTGATGGGCATCATCGACGTTGACCCCTCTGACATGTACTATGTCGATGAGGCGACCGGCAAGACAAAGTTAAAGGCTCCCAACCAGATGCCCAAGCGGATGAGGAAGGCCATCAAGAAGATCAAGAACAAGCGCGGCGAGGTGACTTACGAGTTCAACGGAAAGACCGAGGCGGCGCGCCTGTTGGCATCCATGAACGGTTGGGAGGCACCCAAGGAGGTGAACGTCAACGGCGGCGTGTCGCTTGACGGAAAACGCATCATGGACTTTGGTCTGCCCAAAGATGAGGAATAGCAAAATGTAACACAACTGTATTTTTGGCAAATTGCCAATGAAAACCACCAAAAGTGACGCTTGTGTCAAAAAGGAAGATAAAGCAAAATGTCAAATGAGGTAACATATCGCTTCGATTATCGGATGTTCAACCCGAACGGGTGGCAGCTGCTCAAGTTCCTGCGTCTTCCGTCGGTGCGTTTTATCATCCTTTACGGCGGCAGTTCCTCGGCAAAGTCCTACAGCACCGCCCAGGTGATATTGATTATGACTTTGTTTGACGGAGAAAACACGCTCATCTTCCGCAAGGTCGGTGCCAGCATCGAGAAATCAATCTTTGAGGACTTCCGCGTGTCGTGCAAGCAGCTCAACATGGAGGACTATTTCAAGTTCACAAAGAACAGCATCCGCTGCACCTACAACGGCGCGAAAATCGACTTCACCGGCCTTGATGACAGCGAGAAAATCAAAGGTATATCGAACTACAAGCGCGTGCAGCTTGAAGAGTTCAGCGAGTTCGAGGAGAGCGACTTCAAGCAAATCCGCAAGCGATTAAGGGGCAAGCGCGGCCAGCAGATCATTGGAACTTTCAACCCCATACGGGAAACCCACTGGATAAAGAAGTCATGGCTTGACGGTGAGAAGTGGCATGACGTTCCCATGCGTGTGACCATTGACGGCTGCACAATCCCCGATGAACTTACAGAAGTCAAGTCCCTGCGGATGAACGAGGCAAAGACATTCCTCAACCCTCGCACTGGAGAGATGGAGGAACACGCCCCGGATATCGTGCTGATACAATCCACCTACCTCAATAACTTTTGGGTCGTTGGAAGTCCTGACGGCACTTTCGGCTTCTATGATGAGCAGTGCGTCACAGACTTTGAGAAAGACCGACTCAAAGACCCTGACTACTTCCGCATCTATGCCCTTGGCGAGTGGGGTGTCATACGCACTGGCAGCGAGTTTTTCGGCTCGTTCAATATGGGTGCCCACACCTCGGCCGTGGAATACAACCAGAACTACCCAATACATGTAAGCGTCGATAACAACGTATTGCCATACATCTCCATTTCATTGTGGCAGTATGTCAATGAGGACGGGCACCACATCAGTCAGTTTGACGAGATCTGCGCCGAGAGTCCTGACAACACCGTCAAGCGTGCCGGCAAGCGCCTGGCCGACCGCTTGCGTCAGTTGCGCTATTTCGACAAACTATACCTTCACGGCGATGCCAGCACGAGAGCTGCAAACACCATCGACGACGAAAAGCGGTCATGGCTCGACCTTTTCTTATTCACCCTGGAACGTGAGGGAGTCGAGGTTGTTGACTGCGTTGGCGACAAAAACCCGAGCGTGGCAATGACTGGCGAATTCATCAACGCCATATTAGAGGGTGAAGTGCCAGGCATAGACATCACCATCGGCAAGGACTGCAGCAACTCCATTGAGGACTACCTGAGCGTGCAGAAGGACGCTAACGGCGCTATCCTCAAGACGAAAGTCAAGAATAAGACCACGAACCAGACCTACGAGGAGCACGGCCACCTTTCCGACTGTTTCCGCTATGTGGTGCATGACCTGTTAAGGGAAGAGTTCATATTGTTCTGCAACCGCCGCAAGCGCAATCTCTTCGCCCGTGATGGCGCACTGCACTTCTATAACCCTGCCACATCTGACAAGGCCGATATCTCGCGCCGCATCATCTATATGCTGCCAAACATTAACGGCAAGTTCTGCCTGCTTGAGGGCTGCAAGGTCGGCGACAAGTGGCGTGTGGTCGATGTGGTGTACCATGACAACACCTCGACGGACGAGATTGCCGCCGCCGTCCAGGGGCGCAATGGCGACATGTGCATCGTCGAATGCGGAGATGCCTATTACCAGTTCGTGCGAAAGCTGCGTGTGTATGCAGGTATGCCCGTGAGGGTGTGCGATGAGGAACACGACCCGGCCAGGCGTATTGCCGCGACGAGCGATTACGTCCGTTCCTATGTCCTTTTCAACGAGACGGCCGTCAATGAGAGCGCGGACTATTCCGAGTTCGTCACTCATCTGCTGGACTACAATGCCGATAAGGGGCGCGACATGGAGGCGAGCGTGCTGCTGAGCGGCTTTGTTTCCTATGCCGTGAAAATTTAGGTTTGCTGCACCACGATTCATAATGCGTTAAAGACAAACAAGTTAAGAGGCGTTTTGCCTCTTTTCGTGTTTTTGAGATTTCAAAAAATTGCACCGACCGAAAAAGTATGCGACTACATTTGCACAAAACACTTAACGCATGGGATTATTTGACAAATTCAAGAAGAAGGAGACTGGAGAGAAGCCCGAAGAGTTTCTCCCTGTTGTCAACGCCCCCATAGGCAAGAACAAATACTCCGTCATCACACCCGAGATGATAGAGGGCATCCTGCGTCCTGAATATGCCAGTGACAATTTCCTCACGCTGTTCAGGACTGTTCCCGAGGTGTTCTGGCCGATAGACTTCATCGCCAGCCGCATCGCTGGAGCGAATTTCGTAGTGAAGCGCACGAATGACGATAGCGTGGTGTGGCGTTTGAGCCATCCCGTTAACGGGATCCTGAACAATCCCAACTGCCTCATGGGTTGGTACGAATTTATTTACAACCACTTCGTGTATAAACTCTGCACCGGCAATGCCTATGTGCGTGCCGCGATGGGTGACCACCTCAAGGCCGACGCGCTGAAGTGGAAGTATTGCGACACGTATTGGAACCTGCCGAGTAACAGGGTGGAGATTGAGCGTGCCCGTATTGGCTACTCCATTCCCCTGTTCGGGTGCACTCCAGAAGGCATCGACGACATCATTGCGGGCTACAAGCTCAATTTCGGTGTCAACGCCTGTGAGTTGATACCCTCCTGGCAGGTATGGCACGACCGCGACGGCCTTCCCTCATACGGCGGCCGCATCGGCTTCCTCAAGTCCATGAGCCGACTCGCTCCGTTGCGCAAGCCCATCGGCAACCTCATTGCCGTGTATTCCGCCCGTAACATCATCTACGTCAAGCGCGGCGGTGTCGGATTCATCGTCCAGCAGCAGCAGGACAAAGCGGGCACGGTGGCCATGACCAGCGAGGAGAAGAAGGAGTTTGTCAAGGAACTCACCGAGGACTACGGGTTTGGCGAGGGCCAGTTCCCTTTCGGGGTGTCAAACATTCCCATGACGTTTGTGCGGACTAACCTCTCAATCAGCGAGCTGCAGCCTTTCGACGAGACCCTTGCCGACGCTATCACGATTGCCGGTGCCTACGGCATTCCGAGCGTGCTCGTTCCTCGCAAGGACCAGTCCACGTTCAGCAACCAGGCGACAGCCGAAAAGGCCGTCTATTCGTCGGTAGTCATTCCGTTGGCCAAGCGTTTCTGCAAAGACTTCACCGTATTCCTGCGTATGGAGGAAGGCGGGAGCAAGTATTATCTCGACTGCGATTTCAGCGGCGTTGATTGTCTGCAGGAAGGACTGAAGGAGGCCGAGGAGGTCAAGAAACTCATCAACGAGCGTTGTGCAGATCAGTTCGACAAAGGACTTATCACACTCAACGACTGGCGTGCCCAGATCGGCGAGGCGATGATTGACGAAAACGAATTGCCTCTTGCCGTCAAGCTGAAATGGCAGATGACCGACAAGGAGTTGTCGCAGATTAAGCGAGTATTCAATTCACAAATTACTAACGATAATAACCAACAGGAAGATGGGAAAGAACAACAACCAGAACCCGAAGAAGGAAATGTCGTACAAGAGTAAGTGGTACGGCATCAAGGCAAAGGATGTTGACGAGCAGGAAGGACTTGTAACTGTTGCGGTCAACGGATTCAACATCATCGACGCCCAGGGCGACATCAGCGTCCCCGGCTCGTTCAAAAAGACGTTACAGGAAGGCTTCAAGCGCCTGAAGTGGTTCCTCGACCATGACGTGCACAAGCAGATTGGCGTGCCCGTTGAAGGTCACGAGACCGACACTCACCTTGTCATGACCGGCAGGATTGCCAAGAACACCTCGCTGGGACATGACGTGCTGGAGCTCTACAAGCTGAATGCGGAGTGCGGCCACGAGATGGAGCACTCCATCGGCGTGACTGCCGTCAAGCGTGACGAGGAAAACCCCGCAAAGGTGCTTGAGTGGCGTCTGTATGAATACTCCACCCTCATGGGTTGGGGTGCCAACCCCTCGACGTTCCTTGTGGACATCAAGAGCGCCACCGACGAGCAGGTGCGCCATGCCGTTGAGTACATGCGACAGGCCTTGACCAAGTGCAATCTCACCGACCAGTTAAGCAGGAAATTCGATATGGACTTGACATTAATGTTGAAGGCCCTGAATGGCGGGAACATCGTCACCTGCCCCTATTGCGGCCACCAGTTTGACTTTGACGATGAGCAGCTGCACACGTTCCAGCAGCAGGTGATCGAGAACGCCGGCATGTATATCGGCTGGCTGCGTCAGGACATCGTTGCCGAGCGCGTGCAGGAGATGGAACCCGAAATCCGTGCCGAGGTGATTGCCATCATCGACGCCGTGCTCTCCAAGGAGGGCGGTGTCGAGAACATCACCGAGAAGTCCCTGGAGGATTTCACCAACTACGTCCGCTGCCCCCATTGCTGGGGCAAAGTTTACCAAGCCAACAAACTATTGCAAGACACCCCCGGCGGAGATGGAAAGTCCGAGGAGCCGTCAATCGACACTCCGAAGGACGAAGAACACGACGTCGAGAACAAAGGAGCCGCCGATGATGGCACTCTGCCGTTTTGGGAAGGTCTTCCAAAGTGATAGATTATTTTTAGTAACCTTTCAAAATCAGAAGACAATGACTGAAGAACAGAAGAAAGAACTTGAAGCCCAGCAGAAGGCATTCATGGCTCAGCTTGAGACCAAGATGAACGCCATCGTGAATGAGGCTGTAAAGGGTTTCATCACCCCCGACAAGGTCAAGGAGCAGGTCGAAGATCTGCTCAAGGGCTATGAGGAGAAGTTCGGCAAGAAGAATGACGACGTCGCCGCCCTTGCCGATCAGGTGAAGACCCTCGGCGAGAACATCGCCAAGATGAAGTCAATCGGCTTCACCAACGACCAGATCAACGACTTCGCCAATAAGGTCGATGAGATGATGGAGAGTGAGCAGTACAAGGACTTCATTGCCAACCGCTGCAAGTCCACTGGTCGCTTCACCAACCTCACCATGAAGGATGTGAGCATGACCAACGACTACCAGGGTAACATCCTTATCGCCCAGCAGAGTGACCGCATCGTTTCGCAGGTGGGCCACAACAAGCAGCACCTCAAGGATGTCATCACCACGCTTGATATCGAGCCCGAGCACCTGAGCATTGCCTACACGCAGATTTACCACGTGGACCGCAACGCCCGCTATGTCGCTGAGAACGGCATGCTGCCCGAGAGCTCGTTCAAGGTGAAGGAGGTGACTGCAGGCGTTAACCGCGTCGGCCACTACATCCGCATCTCCAAGCGTATGATGAAGAGCCGTGCCTACGTCCGCTCATTCATCCTCAACCTCATGCCTGAGGCTGTTTACAACGCTATGGACGCGCAGATCCTGTTCGGTGACGGCACTGGTGACAATCCCACTGGCATCACCCGCTATGAGGGTGTACTCCCCGTTGAGAACATCATTGGCACCGCCATCTACACTGGCGCTGCAGGTAGCGTTGCCGGCATCGAGAGCCGCGCCAACGGCACCGGCATCGTGATTGTGCTCAATGGTCCAGTTGACATTATGCGCGACGGTATGCAGATTACCTTCACCGCAAGTGACAACACCATCACCAACAAGACCGCCCTTAACGGCAAGACCTTCGAGGTGATCAAGGAGACCGACACCCGCCTCATCATCGACGGCATCGCCTACGCCGAGGAGGCTCATCCCGAGCTGATTTCGTTCACGCTGAACCACAGCGCGTTCAAGAGCGTTGAGGATCCCAACGGCCAAGACGCTTTGGAGGCCGCCGTTGCCGTTATGACCTATGGCGAGTTCACTCCCACGGCCATTCTGATGAACCCCATCACGCTCTTCCAGATGCAGACCGAGAAGGACACTACCGGCCGTCGCCTCGACTTCGTGCGTGACGCTTTCGGTAATCTCACCGTCGGCGGTGTTCCTGTCATCAGCACCAACGCCATCCCCACCGGGAAGTATTTCCTCGGTGACTTCCGCAATGGCGTGAACCTCGTCACCTACACCGCACTGAACATCGAGTTCGCTGAAGGTGTGACCGAGAAGCTGAAGAACCAGACCGTTTGCATCGCCCAGATGGAGCTGATGATGCCCGTTTACTGTCCTTGGGCGTTCGCCTATGGCAGCGTAGCCGCGTTGAAGACCGCAATCACCAAAGCTGCCTAATCCATGTGCAAGAAGTATATCATCTCAGGCAAAGCCGTAGATAAGGTACTTCGCGAGAACCGCATCCGCATCAGTAGGGGTGACCTCGAAGTCACTCCCTACGATGAGGCTGCTCCCGAGCAGGAGCCCGCTCCCGGTGCGCCCGAAGAGGAACAAAATCAGGAGCAGGAGCAATCCGAGCAGGAACAGCAACAGCAGGAGCCCGCTCCCGAGGTTCCCGAAGTCCCCGTTACCGATGACAAGACCGTCAACGGCGACGATGACAAGGAGTCCGCTCCAAAGCAGGACGCCAAGGATGCAGATCCCGAGGACGACAGCAAGGACGTTACTGCCAATGACGACAGTAAGGACGCTCAATCCAACGCTGATAAAACGCCCAAGAAGTCAAAGAAAAGCGCTAATAAGTAAGAGTAACCATGCTTATTGATGTTTCATATTTCACCAAAGGCCCGAGGCACATAATGAACGCCTCGGACGCTGCCACGCCTGCACAGAACTCGTTAAGCGTCAACAGGGCAATTATGGGTTATGTCGAGCACTACCAGCTCGCTTTCCTCTGCGAGGTGGTAGGTGACACCATGGCCGTCGCGCTTAACGGTTACTTGGCAGACAAGGAGCTGGCCGAAAAAGAGAACCATGATTTTACCGTCAACGCCGACTACGAGGTGCTGCTGGAAAAGCTGCGCGAGTCGTTCGCCGACTACGTATTCTTTTACATCCTCCGCGATTCCAACACGCAGGCCACCGACCGCGGCCTCGTGATCTGGAAGAACGAGAATGAAACGGTGTCGCCCATCAGCCGTCAAGTGGCAATCTGGAATGAAATGGTGAAAAGAAACACCCGCTTCAAGGCATGGGCGGCGTTGCAGTCCGCGGCGCCATACTGCCTTGTCGAGGTATCTGACAACATGACCAAACGCATCAATCCTTTCAACCTATGAGCAGCGAGATTGTTGACATTATCCGCGATGTGGTAGCGCGTGCCTCCGAGGGTCTGGTAATCACCGTTCCCGAGGTGCTTGACCCTGCCACCGTCCCCACGTCCTTTGTCGAAGTCACCAATCCTGAATTGTCCTACGTTTTCGGAAATGCCCGATACTTCAAGGACGATCTTGATGACAAGACAAAGGCGGAGGTGACGAGTGACAGGAAATTCCCGGCGGTCTGCCTGTTTGCTCCAGTCAAGGAGAAACGCAACCAGGAAGACCCCGATACGCACCAGCTATACACCAAGGCCAACGTGTCACTGTTGATAGCGTGCTCAAGCGTCAAGGAGTGGAGCAACGAACAGCGTGAGGTTTATTCGTTCAAGCACATCCTGAGGCCGATTTACGATCGGCTGATGGAGGCGCTGGAGCGAGACCACCGCCTCTACTGGGGCTACGGCAGGAAGATACCGCATGAGTACTCTGAAAACTACTCCTATGGCCGATATGGCGCTTACATCGACACGGCGGGCAACGCCGTCAGTGAGCCCATAGACGCCATCAACATCATGAACTTACAGTTAAAAGTTAACATCAATAATTGTCAACGAAGAAGATGAGAAACATTCGTAATTGCAAACGCGGTTTGCTGAACACCGGCAAGTCGCAGTGTCCGCTCGACCTCTCGCACATCGTAGCTGCGATTGTCGTTGAGGTTGGCATGAACTGGCCCACGGACGCCACCGCATCGTCCATCAGGGAGGCCTGCCATGCAGACCGTCCCAATAGGCTGATGCCCATCATGACGTTTGTTGAGTACGCCAAGGAAGGCGGCGAGGCCCAGGCGAGCGGTCAGGGCTGGGGCGGTGTGCAGGTCAACAGCATCAGCGCACGTACCGACACCTTCACCCTCGACAAGTACTATCCCGACCTTGCCGCGTCGTTGAGCAAGGCGATGAACTTGCCTTTCGAGGTGTTCTATGTCGATGAGAACGATGTTGTCTATGGCCGTCGTGTTGGCGACAACCTCCGTGGTTTCCCCATCACCACGCTTTACGGCAACGCCACGCCTCATCCCACGAGCAGCAACCCGGCCACACTCACCGTGTCGTTCGCGTTCAAGAACGCCCGCGATGCCGTTGAGGAATTCGATTTCGTTGAGCTTGACTTCAACGTGAATGATGCCCTCATGAGCCTTACCGAGGTCGAACTGGTGAATACCGGCACTAACAAGTACAAGATCGTCGAGAAGGTCGGCGGCCTTGACCTGACCTCGAAGTACGCGGCAGTCATCACTACCAACGCGACGTCCGTGCTTAGCGGCATCAGCGCTGCGACCTACGATGATGCTACAGAGACAATGACGCTGACTGTCAGCAACGGAGCGACTCCCGCGCTGAAGGCTCCGTCTGCGCTCTATGACGCCGGCATTGAAGGTATCACGCCATGATTGTCGAGGGAGTCAATTTCGTCGAGTCGGCCTGCGTCCCGATGGGAAAGGAAAACTTCATCTCTGAGTTTTCCGAAGTCTTCTGGCTTGACAGGCCGATTGAGGATCGCAGGAAAATCCTTGCCGACGCGTACGATATGATGTGCCCACCCAAGCAGGGCAAGAAGAAACCCCCGAAAGGGAATTAAACAGTTACCTACGACCGTTGGGCGGTGTGATGCGGATTGCACCGCCCAATTTTATAGATTACTCTTATGGCTACGTTAGATGAGGTTTGCGATGCCGTCAAGCGCTGGGTAGATGGATTTGATGGTAAGTGCCTTGAGTGCATGGAAGGCAATCAGGGCGTGTTTGTGCATCTCATCACCGAGCAGATGTACAGCGGTCTTAAAGGTGACGGCACTTACATCACCCCGTCGTATGACGATGACCCGTTCTTTGAAGAGCCCGGCATGTGGTTCCACGGCAGCGAGCGTTACAAGGCCTGGAAGGGTGAAATAACGCCTCCAGTGTCGAGCACACTCCTTGGATTGCCCCCGCGTCCGTATGACGTTCCGAACCTGTTCATCAACGGCAAGTTCTACAGCGAGATTTATTCGGTGAGCGGTGATAAGCAGATAGAGATTAGGGTAATGGAGAGCGGTGACGGTCCGAGCATCCTCGGCAAATACGGTGACGAGTTGTTCGACATCTGCGGCACCGCTGTAGAGTATTTCAACGAAAAGTACCTCCTGCCACATTTGCAGGAATTCTTTGACGAGTGCGGGTTATGAGCTGTTGGTGCGAGAACAAACAAAGGGCGAGCGAGTACGAGCGAATGAAGTCGCTTGCCAAGAAAGCCGCCATCCTCAACGAGTGCATCATGGAGATGCGGTTGAGGGATGACGGCACCTATTCATTCAACTGCCGCGGTACTGGCGGCAGCGGTAAGATTATAGAGTATGTACACTATCTCTAAAAATATAGCGTTATGGGTATTAAGATAGATGACCTTGTGGCCCCTGAGGCCAAGCAGCAGTTGACGGAATTCATGAACACGATGGAGTCCGTCAAGTCCAGATATGTAAAGATTTGCAAAGAGATGATCGCTGGTGTTAATATAAAGGTTTCAGTCATCGGCGACGTTGAGAGGCTTGACGCGCTCATTAAGGTGCAGTCCCGTGAACTGGTTCAGGCGAGCAGCCAGATGCAGGGAGCCGCCACGAAGCTGAACACCGCATTAGGAAACACCACCAATACCATATCGAGGGCGTTGGCTGAGCAGGAAAAAATCAACCGCCAGTACCGGGAGGCGGCAAAGGTGACGACTGACTGGAAAAACGCCACTGACGCCCAACTCGGCACGATGAGTTCCAATGTGACACGCCTCGTCGAGGTGGAGCAGGAACTGAAGTCACTGAGTGCCCAGATGCGTGAAGTGGAGAAGGCCGAAAAGGACAACAACATAACCCATGAAGCTGCCATCGCACAACTCACTGAACTCAAAAAGAAGTCAGTGGAGCTGAAGATTGAGAAGGGCGAATTGCAGAAAATCGTCAACAATGAGGAAAAGGCAAACCAGGCCACCGAGGGCAGCTACAAGCAGCTCTCTCTTGAGCTTGAACGCATGAAGATGGCCTACAAGGACATGAGCGAAGAGCAAAAGAACAGTGCCGAAGGCCAGCAGCTTTTGACGAATATCGGCGAATTGGATGCCAGGCTGAAAGACCTTGCCTCCGATATGGGAGAGTTTCAAAGGAATGTCGGCAATTACGCCATCGCCGCCCAGGCAGGAGTAAAGGACACTGGCGCCTTGCAGCGAGCACTCGAAACCGAGGCCAAGTCATCGAAGGAGGCTGCAGAGCAGAACGTCGTACTGCGAGACGCTTTGCAGCGCATCCAGTCAGCCGCCCCCAACGCAAAGGACCAGATAGACCAGCTCACCAAAAAGATTGAGCAGAACGAGAAAGTCATGCGCGAGAACCAAAAGGCCAGCACTGGACTCGTTGATCAGATGATGAGGATTGCAGGTATCAATTCCAACCTCGGCAGCTCGTTCACGTCACTTGCGGCCAACGCCTCAAACGGAGGGAATGTGCTCACTGGCTTGACAACAAAAGTCAAGGCATTCGGCCAGACAGCGTTAGGATTGCTGTCTAATCCGTATATGCTCGCTTTCCTCGGCATCGCTGGTGTGGCCGCTGGCTTCAAGTGGTGGTATGACTACAACAAGGGACTGTTGGAAGCAAGCCGTCAAACGAAATTCTTCACCGGATTGACTGGAGATGCCATGAGTGCTGTCCGCGACAAGGCGCAGGCCGTTGCAGATACCTACGGCAAGGACTTCACCCAGACGCTCAAAGCAGCGACGGCCATCAGCCATAACATGGGCGTCACCGCCGACGAAGCGCTCGACCTCATCAACAAGGGATTTGCCGCTGGCGGCGTGAACAGCGAAAACTATCTCAACATCTTGCAGCGTTTCGCCCCAACGATGGAAAAGATGGGACTGTCTGCAGATCAGTTCGTGGCGTTTGCTGGGCAAATCGAGAAGGCCGGTGCAGATACGAGCAAGTCCATGACTGCGATGGGCAAGGCCTCCATGCAGTTGCGCACGATGAATATCAGCACCGCAAACAGCCTCAAGGCCATCGGCATTGATGCCACTCAGATGTCAACCGACATCCAGAAGGGCAAAAAGAGCGTTGTCGAGGCCATGCAGGAAATTGCCCAAAAGCTGCAAGAGACAGGCACCAACAGTCGTGAGACTGCCGCTGTGATGAAAGAGCTTTTCGGTGCACGCGGTGAAAGCCAAATCGGCACTGAGTTCATTGCATTCCTGGCAGATGCAAAGGCAGGCACCGAGGACTTGTTGGGTGCAGAGGATAGTCTGCAGAGGCTTAAAGTCAAGGAGGTCGAAACGCAGACCGAGTTAAACAATGTCGTTGCCTCCCTGTTCGAGATGGGCAATGGCGGATTTTCCAGGATGACAACCAACGCTAAGATATGGATCCAGCAGGGACTCATCAATGCAATCAAGTGGGTTGTTAGAGCCATCAACTATTTCATTGACTGGTATAACGAGAGCTTGCTGTTGCGTGCAGCCGTCAACAATATCATTACGCAATTCAAGGTCATGTGGGAGGTTGTCAAGTTGGTGTGCAACCTCATCATTGACGCATTCAAGAATGTTGGCCGACAAATCAAGGCGTTTGGTGATATAATTGAGGGCATCATCACTTTTGATTCGGATAAGATTAAGCAGGGATGGAAGGATATTACGTCAAGTATGGCGAAGTATATCAAAGAGGGCATTGGAGACATTCGGGCTGCTGGTGAAAACATTGGCCAAGCTTTTACGGATGGTTTCAACAGTACCGCCCGTGGCCACATCGACTACATAGATGTCAATAGTGTTAGCGGAGCCAATACTGACGATGGTTACGGAACCGGAAGCGGTTCAGGAAAGGAGGTTGCAAATCCCACCCATGCAAAAGACCCAGAAGCCGAGAAAGCCCGCAAGGAGGCCGAAAAGGAAGCCGAAAAGCGGCGCCAGCAAGACCTAAAGGCAGAGGAGGCAAGCCTTGAGGCAAGGATGGAATTGATGACCAACTACCACGAGAAGGAGATGGCCAACATCAAACTACAATGGTTGAAGAAGATCAACGCCATCAAGGGCGATGGCGAAAAGGAGAGAGTTGCCCGTATTGAATTGCAGACCGCAATGCAGCACGCACTGGCTGAGGCTGAATACAACTACCAAAAGAAGAAAGATGAAACCAACCTCGCCAATCACCTTGCATCGGTCAAGGAAGGCAGCGAGGAAGAGAAAAATATAAAACTCCAGCAGCTGAAAGCACAACGTGAGGCTGAATTGCGTGAGGCAGAAAGGACTGATGCCGATAAAAGACTCATTAATGACAAGTTCGATAAGCAGGAGCGTGAATTGCTTGAAGCCTACAACAAGAGCCGATTGGAGAAACTCGCAGAGACCGCCGCTACCGAGCAGGTAATCCGCGACAATGCCCTCAAGCAGCAGCTCGTCGCCCTGCAAGAGCAGGAGGCAAAGGAACTTGCCGCCGTTGGCAATAACGAGCAGAAGATTGCCGACATAAAGGACAAGTACCAGCGAAAGAGTGCCGAGTTGCAAGAGCAGTACGCCATCGAGACCGCCAAAGCACAACTCGAATCCGTCAAGAAGCAGCTGACCGCCCTCAATGTTGCTGCAGATCAGGTTGACGCCTTACTCGCTCAGGTCAATGGCGGTGACATTGATAGTGCCGTTTCATTGCTCGAAAAGCAGGGAATGTCTCACGCTGACGCCCTCAACCTCGCAAAGCAGCTTGCAGAGGCACAAATCGACATCGCCGACGCTGAGGCTGATGCGGAAATCGCTGCCATAGAGCGCGTCAACGATGCCGACCAGAAGGCCAGGGACAAACGCATCGCCAACGCTGAAAAGTGGCTGAATGCCGCAACAGACGCCATTGGCAACATCACAAGCCTGGTAACCACGCTCTTTGATGGCGAGATAGCAAAGATTGAGGAGCAGCAGGAGGCCAACCAGGCGCAATACGATGCCCAGATTGCCAACATCGAACAACTTGCCGAGCGTGGAGCCATCACCCAGGAAGAGGCAGAGTTGCGCAAGCGTGAGGCCGAAGCCGCCACCGCCAAGCGTGAAGAGGAACTGGCAAAGAAGAAAGCAAAAGCCGAATACAAGCAGGCAGTGGCCGAAAAAGCAAACAACATCAGTCAAATCGCCATCGCCACCGCCCTCGGCATTATGAAAGCCTCGCCCAACTGGGTAAACATGGCACTGGTAGCCGCTATGGGTGCCATACAGCTTGCCACGGCCATCGCACAGCCCATCAAGGCATACAAGCGAGGCACGGAGTACCACCCGGGAGGCCCCGCAATCGTCGGTGACGGCGGCAAGCGCGAGGTTGTTGAGAGCGACGGCAAATTCTGGTTAACGCCAGATGTCCCCACTATGCTCTACCTCCCCGAGGGCGCAAAGGTGTATGAAGACCGCCGGAAGTTCCTTGAAACTATCGCCAACGAGCCGCCCGTGAACTATGGTGACGTGATTGCTGCATTACCACTGCCCAACATCATGCCACTGATACAAGCGGCCTACCATCCTAACGTGACGGTGAACAACGACTACCGCGACCTGCAACGTGACGTGCGCGAACTCGGCAGGCTGATGCGTGCGATGATCAAGCAGCAGAGCCGCGACGCTGCAAAGGCGAGATATGACCAATACAGACACGAAAGGATATGAAAACGAGACTAAGCGAACTGACCCTTGCAGAGTTCATTGACCTTGAATGCGGCGACTTGTCCGTGCTGAAGGGACGGCACGAGGTAGTCCAGCCAGAGCGTCTTGTCATGGCGCGTGAGGATATCTCCCGTGAGTTCCAGTCCATAGCCAGCCCTGCATCTTACAAGTCCATGATAGTTGACCATGAGAAGAAGTCCAAGCTGCGAGCAAAGTCAGTACTTTTCGGCGCTCTCAAGTCGCTCGTCGGGCTTAAAGCCTTCGATGAGGTCCGGGACTTGATGGCTCAAGCTGGCATTGACTGCTCCCGCTTCGATGACAATAGACTTGCCGTTGAAGTTGAGCAGCGTTTGAATTCCGCCACCTTTGAACTCAAGCGGATGGGCATCGAGGCACCAAACAAGGAAAAGACCACCCCGGACGACATCCGCAAGGGCTACGAGGATATGGTCGCCGACTTGATGATACTTAACAAGATGAGTATCGACATCGAGACCATCCGTGCGAGTGTTTTTGCCTCGATGGTACGCAAGGCCAATGAAATGGCGAAGGCGCTTAACGCAAAATTAAAGAAGAAGTAGTTTTAAGTTGGAATAGTGAATATACTCTGAAGTGCCGTGTTGCAGTGATGCAGCGCGGCATTTTCCATGTTTTGAACTTTTCGGTAATGTTGTGAGTAATAATCGCGTAAAACATCGAGATTATGAAGCACAACGAATCGAAAGAGTTACACCGCATAGCAGTGAGGGTGGCGGTGATTGAGCAGAAATGCGACCTTATATTGGCGCAATTGTCAACCCTCAGGACAAAAGGCAGCATCGACGACCTGATTGACAGGCTGCACCGGCAGGCGCGCTCCATGCGCAAAGAGGCAAGGAGACCGAGGCGATGAACTGCGTCGAGCGAGAAGTGGAGCGGCTCTACCTATGGATTAGAGCCGTTGCGTGCCGCATGGCCTGCGATGAGAGCGACGGCGAGGATCTTGCACACGACACCATAGTCAAGGCGCTGACGAACGCGCGGCGGTTTGACGGGACAAAGGACATTAAGCCGTGGTTAATGGCCATCATGTCGAACACATTCAAAAGCAGGAGGCGCCGTTGCGGTCTCGTTTCGTTTTGTCCCCTGCATGAGGTGTGGTCGGTGTGCGGCCGTGAGGATCCGGCCAGCGCCGAGGCCTTCCGCTCGCTATTGTCGCTCATCAGGACAATGTCGTCAAAGGATGTGAAGATGCGTTCGCTTTTGCTGTATGCGGAGGGCTACGACTACGTGGAGATAGCGGCCAGGACTGGCGCGAATGTAGGCACGGTAAAGAGTCGTATTTATTACGCCCGCAAGCGTCTAAAGTCACTGCTTGAGTCCTAAACGTCAGTAAATGTTAAGGTGTAAAAATGGCGGTCATTCTGTTTGCGTCTATCGTAAATATTGGCTAACTTTACAGTAGATAATTCAATAAGAATTACACTAAAGTCAAACCAATTAAACTGTTAAAGTTATGCAGACCAATTTCAATTTCCGTGTAAGAGTCATGAGTTATGCCCATCACATTTTTGTGAGCGGCGAGTACACCTGGAGCGCAGCTTTGAAGAAAGCCTGGACGCTGTATCGCCTTGCCAAGATGATGAGGCATGGTGTCGTTAAATTCTTCTATGAGAAAGTAGATGGAAGTGCCCGCGTCGCCTACGGCACCCTCTGCAATCTTCCTGCCGGCATCACCTCTGGACGTGGCACCAAGGCGCCCAACTTCGGCGTTATGCGTTACTACGACACCAAGAAGCAGGCATTCCGCAGCTTCAGAGTTGAAAACTTCATCGCCATCGCAATATGAAAGGCGCTATACTGATTAAGAGCGACGCCACCACGGCAGGGGTTTTCCCTGCCAATGGCGCCGACTTCAAGCTGAAAGAGTTGCAGGGCTTTGTCGGTGGTCTCATTGAGATTGTCTATCTGACTGACGATGTCATTATGGTCATTAACGAGGAGGGCAAGGACGCGTTGCCTCTCAATATGATGGCCACCGTCATGGCCAAGGCCCAAAGCGCCATTTTCCCCAGTGATTACATTTGCGGCGACGTCCTGATGTGTCCGAGTGAAATGGTGAAATAAAAAAAAAGTTCATTTTTTTGAAAAAAAGTTGTGAAAATGTTTGGTGGGTGAGAAATCGTCCCGAAATTTGCAGTGTAAACATAAGTCAAACCAATTAAAACCAAAGAATTATGAACGCAATCAAAGTCACAACCACCAGCCAGGAGTCATTCTTCGAGACCAACGACATGGCACTTGCAAAAGAGGCAGCAATGAACTACTCTGAACGTCACAATGTGCCTACATTTGTATGGCGTAAAAAAGCGAGGGCTTGCAGCTATTGGACCCACAGCAACGGTGATGGCACTTTTACGATGTATCGTGGTGCTGGAAGAAAATAAATTAACCAAGCTGCGCTATCGGCTACACGGGCAAACAAGTCAAACCAATAAACTGAACCACTATGACGACTACTGACAATGAATTAGACGTGTTAAACAACATTGACACAGATGCAGTGATGAATGCGGCCCGCCAAAATATCATGGACAAAGTTTTTGAGGGCATCCGCAACGGTTTACTTCCCAATACTTTTGCGATGAAAAATGAAGTAAGGAAAATCAACAAGCAGATCAAGGCCATCAAGTTCGCCGTAAACTTCGCTACCCCTCGTGAGGTCGCAATGGCCTGCAACACGCTTGCCATCCTCGAAGGCCGCAAGGAAGGTTACAAATACTTCATCAGGATTGGCGAAGGAAAGTGATAATCCACTGAAATAAGCGCGCCCTCTGAGTGTAAAATTCAGGGGGCTTGTTTTATGCGTTAAAAAATTAGCATTTCGGCAAAGTGTTGCAATAGTATCAAGAAAATCAAACAATTAACCCTCTTTTCGGCACGTTGCCAAAATTTGAGATTTCAGTAAATCGCCACGGTGCCCTTCTTTTCTCTATAAATTTGCCCAAAACCGACTACGGCAAGGGCATGAAGACGAAACTGCATATCATCGCGGGTGGCACGAGCCACGAGGTATCCGTCACCGACATCAAGAACTGGGACGAGATAGAGTTCACGCTGGAGCGCAAGGACTACAGCGGCGTGATGCGTTCGTTCTCTTCCGAGTTCAAGTTTGTCGGTGCCGCGTTCAGGCTCTTGCGAGATCTCTACCTTGCCGACGGTTTCCTTGCTGATGCTGTTGTCGCAGTGAGCACCAAGAACAACGACTGGACCTATACTGAGCAGTTCCGTTGCCCGCTGGATTTCTCCACCGTGGAGATAGAGACCAAGACACTTACCATCCATGCCATCGACAACACCCTTGCCGGGCTGTTGAAAAGCAAGAAGGGCCAGAAATACGAGCTGCCAGTGTCGGGTTTCAACCTCGACCATGTGACCGTCGAGCGCATGGAGTTCGCCAACAGTGCGAAGTTCACCTTGCCCAACAACTCACAGGAGGCTGGCATCGTTGACGTGCGCTGGGACGAGACGAACTCCACCGTCATCTCCCAGGACTACATCGAGCCGTCGAACGCCAGCAGCGGATATGACGGCACCTCGGAGCAGCGTTTCTTCGCAAACATCGTACAAGCCGGCGCTCCTACGGTGCATATCTTCGTGCAGGCCACCGTGACGTGTTACCTCAACCCCGACTATGCCATGGCCGCTGATACCGACGTGGCGCATCTCAGGTTCTACTACGGCACCGAGGGGACGACAGTGGCCACCGAAGTAGCCACCCTGTTTGACAACGACATCACGATGAAGCGCATCAACGGACTGACGCGCCGCATGTGGATCGGCAGCCGTGCCGGTTCATGGCCTTTGAAGTACGCCACCCTTGCGGACCTGCAGGCGGCAGCGGCGCAGCACACTGACGGGCTCTTCATCGGCATGTTCGGTGTCGTGGGCAGCTATTCCTATTCCGACCAGAACGATGACTACTGGCTACAAAACACCGTCTATGAGTACCGCGGCGGTGTTGACGGATGGGTGAACAGGGGCGCCCCTGCTTTCTACTATCAGGACCGGTACTGCACCGCATCGGCATCCGTCAGCGGCCTCGGTTCCACCAACTACCTCATGCTGGGCCTCGACAACGATATGATATGGCGTGACGCCACACTTGACATGACATGGAGAGACCCAGCCCGCAACAGTTACTCCTACGGTGCCATCCGTCCCATCGAGTTGCTGGAGCAGATTGTCACCAGCATCTCGCCGACGGCCACCGCAAGCATAGCAGCCGACGCCGCAGGGCTGTTGGCAAAGACTTACATCTTCCCCGCAGAGGCGTTGCGCAAGATGGCCAACGCCAAAGTGTATAGCACGTTCCAGCAGTTTTGCGACTGGATGGAAGCCGTATTCGGGTACACCTATCGTGTTGTCGGTAACGAGGTGCAGTTCCTCCACCGCTCGGCGGTATTCTCCACATCGTCCACCAAAGCCATCAGCGAGGTGCGTGGTGTCAAGTACACCGTAGCCGAAGGACTGATATATACCGAGGTCGATGCGGGGTATGCCAAGAAGGAGTACGGCGAAATCAACGGCCGTCTGGAGAAGAACTTCACCAACTACTACGCCACTGGCTACAGTGCCACCGATAAGAAGTTGTCGCTCATCAGCAAGTACAGGGCAGACTCTTACGGCATCGAGTTCACGCTGCGCAAGGGCGAGAAGCAGAGCGACACCACCGATGACAAGAACGACGAGGATGTTTTCTTCGTGTGTGCCGAGGTGGAGAACAGCACGCTCACCTATGCCGCGTCAAAGAACACCGCCTATGCGCCGAGCGTGTGCATCGCCAACAACGTGGGCTTCATCGCCGCCATGGGCAACGGCAAGGCCGTGACGCTAAAGATGACGTCGAGCGACGGAGACAACGCCCTGAGTGATGTCACCATTACCGCCAACACTGCGCTGTTTACTGCCGGTGTGCTGGAGTTCACCACCGATGACATGATACTGCCCGTCGATTGGGACGGCCTCATCAGCATAGACCACAACGGATACCGTTACCGAGGCTTCATCAGCAAGGCCAATGCCCGCTATGGCAGGCAGAGCGGCATGGATTACGAACTCATCATTAAAGACATCACGGAACTATGATACTATCACCATTCAGCCCGATATTCTTTCAGCCGCGCAAGGGCCGCAACGGAGTGCCAAGTTACTACGTCCAGACCTTTGCGCCGACTGACAAGATACAGTTGCAGCTCATCGGCGTGACAGGAGATACGCCGCCAACAACAAAAGTGTATAACGCCTGCGACAATACGGAGTTATACACCATTGACTGGAGCGAGTGGGACATGAACGGCACCGACATGCTATTCTTTGCTACCATCCACTGCCTGAGTAACGGCTACTACTATATCGTAATGGATGGCGTTGGCACCAGTGAGCCGTTCAAAGTCACCGATTGCGAACTGGAGCTACAGCAAACCACACTCATCCAATATGCGATGAAAGACAACCGCCAGCGTGACGATGCGGTATTCCTCATCGACAATATGCCTACTTTCTTTGATTTCCGTGTCCCTGGCGGATTCAAGGATGGTGGTTGGTCTTTCGGTGTGGAGAATGAGCAGTTTGTAACAGATAGTGCCGACATCGTGGAACTCTACGGAATGGACAGCACGTCCAAGTCATTTACCATGGGGGAAGGTGACGGAGTGCCTATTTGGTTTGGCGAACTACTTAACCGCCTTTTGACGTGCAGCTACGTCTATTTTGATGGTGTAAGGTATGCACGAAAAGAGTCCAACGTGCCCGAGGTGACCGCCTTGGATGAGTTGCTGAACTCATTTGTAATCACTCAGGTCGTGCAAAAGGTGACACTACTCAATCCTGTCATCGAGGCGGCTAACCATGTGGCCATCCGTCGCGTTGATGAGGACTACTACCGCAAGTTAGACAGTGAAAATAATATTAACCGGTTAATTTATTGATTTATGACAAGCGAAGAGAAACAAGAGATTATCAATGCGGTACTCTCGGCTCTTGCCACCAACAGCAAGACCATAGCGCAGCTGACGCCAGTCACCGCTTTGAACGATAACGACTCTTTTGAGGTCTCCGGCGGCAAGCGCATTACGTTCTATGTGCTCCGCCAGCTCATTGAGGCCGCGTCGTCACAGGACACATCAGGGCTGTTGGCACTCATCAATGCAAAGGAACTGGTGAGCGCGTCCGTTGTGGCCAGTGATGACGGTGCGACTGTGACGCTGAAGGTCACTAACGCAGGCGGAACAGTGGTGTCATCCACTTTGCCGATTGCGTCAACGACGAAGGCTGGTATCATTACTGCCACTACGTTTAATAAGATCAACTCTGCCTACTCCAAGGCCGAAAACGCCGAGTCGAACGCATCTGCAGCGATGACCAAGGCGACGCAAGTTGAGACGGCGATTACCAACAAGGCCGACTTGCTTAACGGCAAAGCAATGTCGTCGAGGCTTACACCCGGCCAGTGGCCAGAGGTTGTGCTGTACAACGTCGTGCCCATTTCGCCACTCGAACTGGACACTTACAACTGGGATGACATTCCCGTGGGCTCCATCTACCTCGAAGACGGACTGAACAACAACAACGTGCCATATAGAAAGCTGTTCAAGAAGACCAGCGTTGAACAGGTTGGGATTGTTGACATCGGCACACCTCAACCTGGCACCATCTACTGCCACAAGGACACCGGCAACACCTACCGCTGGAATCAGAGTGCCGATAGCGGCCTTGGAGAGTTTGTGCAGATCGGCAGCCTTGGCACCGATGCCGTGCGCTCGTTCTCTGCCGTCATCCCCACGGCGACGGTGGCACAGTCAACCAGTCCCAAGAAGAGCACCGACAGCGACTGTCAGGTGTTCTATGTCACTGCCCTCAATCAGTTCGTGCTCGGCGTGCGTAACTCCCTCATTCCCTCCAACTGGAACCCGCAGGAAGTACAGCCCGCCCACCTGATGGCGCTTAATCCCACACGCTCATCCGCCTCGGTTGTTGCCTACGAGAGGTTCGCCGACGTTATTGTAGCCGATTTGGTGCGCCAGCAGACCCTCATCGAGTATTACACTTTCTTTCTCGACT